CGGCTCAGCGGAGGCCAACGCGATAAGCTCGCCAGTGTGATTGGGAAACTGAGAGACAGGTTTGATCTGGCCTGTGAACGCAGAAAACCGGCAGCCGAGGCGCTACTCCAACGCAAGCCGAACAAAAAGGCCAAACAACATTTTCTGGATAATATCGCGGCTCTATGGGATGCCTAAACAGAAAAAGATAGGCAAGCAAAGTTAATGGCTGCTTAAACCTTCTGCCAGCAATGGTCAGGATATCGGATGCCAGTGTTATCTATCGCCTCAAGCGGCAGATGCACTTTTAGGCGCAAGATACATCCACAGCGGGTGCAGCCTTGAAGCTCGCTATCTCGGCTAGTGTCGGGCCATCCAACACGTTCGCCTACCCATTTTAATGCTGAATGGCACCCCCAACAGATGCCCACGGGTTTGTTGTCATGGCACTTGGCGCAAATCGCAGCACGCCTTTCTGCCTCCTCTTTCGGGACAAACTGCATACCGCCTTCCGCCCATTTCTTCACGCTGTTGGCAAAGCGATAAACGTCATCAAGCGTCATGTGGCGTTCAGGCTCGCCAATCTCTCGACACTCAATATGCGGGTTCTGCTCGCACATCTCATGGACCACAACGGCCTTCCAGTTGTCAGGAAACTCAATGCCGTTTGCTTCCCAAGACTTTGCCACTTTGGGGTAAATGGCGTTAAGCGATAGGTCTTTGTGGACAATACCTGTTCGGCTGTCTGTATAGACAAAACCGGGAGGTGGAGGTGTAGTTGTTTTATTAACGATTTCCTTCATCGGCGGTAAACTCTTTTTAGAGCACGATCACGCACTTCGTCAGCTTTGTCCTGCAAAAACGCTCTGGCGCGTTCTGTGGGCATTTGTAGCGCACGTTGGCCGTAACGCAGCAGCATATCGCGGTATCCCCTTCCGGTTTCCAGCGAGTAAGCATCAGCTTCTTCTTGAGTCAGACGGCGACGATTGCGGCCTTTGCCAATCATGCGGTATTCAGCGTTTGCAGGGGTGAGCCAGATATTGCGAGCATTGAGAGCACCGAGAATCTTGTATTCGGGTTCAGTTGGACCCATCATAAACTCACGGGAACCCGGAATGACGTTGCGTTTGATTTGCTTCCCAAGGATGTCGTAGTATTCCTCGCCAATATAGCGGCGGTAAATGGGGATGTGAGAAGCGGTTTTCTCCCACAATCCTTCGTATTTGCGAAGTTCTGGCTGCGTGTAGAAGTCAATATCCTTAAGGATACGAGGCACAAATCCGCCAACCCAACCAGATGCAACTCTGGAAAGGCGATCCAATTCTTTTTCAGTCGGGTCTTTGGAGGCCAAACGATTACCAACCAATTCTTGAAGGCCGCTAAGAGCAGGGATTTCCAATGTGGATTTTACGCCAGAAACCATTCCAGCCACACCTTTGCTCAAGGCACTTTTCTCATCCCATTTCTCAGGAGAGAAACGAATCTGATCGGACATCGAACCAATGGCGGAAAGTATCTGATTTAACGGCCAGTTCTGGTAGTTGAACACATACCAGCGGCCATTGAACTTGAAGCCCATCGTGTATTCTTTCTGCCCTTTGGCGAGCATTTGTTTCTTCTGATCTGGCGTCAAGTTAGACCAACCACCATTCCAGAAGTTGCCACGCTCTTCATCATCTGGTTCATCTTGGATAGCCTTAACAACTGCATATCCGACCATAAGCATCACAAAGCTAACAATCTGATTACGATAGATCGTTTCGCGGAAAGCATCTTTCCCCTTAATCTTGTCATCCTTAGCCTCAAGCTGCCGTAGAAGTCCAGCGAACGGGATGAAGCTCAAGCCTTGGTTGAACTTGTTGCTGGCGTAGCGAACGAATTTAGAACCCGTCAAACCTGCTGCATTGTAAGCAGCAAATTGACGCAGATAAGCCAATGCAAGGAAGGTGACAGCTTTGAGGTCTTTATTGCTAATCCAATCCTTCTTCATTTTCTCCAGATACTCGTCAGCATTGGACTGACGTTGGGCGAAGAAACCTGTGATGGCATCATAAACAACGCCACCAAAGCCCGTTGGCTGCATCGTCATGGCGGATTCGGAGGCCAAATAGTCAGCATTCTCCATCTTGCCGCCTAGCTTATTGATAGCGCGATACATCTCGGCTTCGGCATAAGAATCAACGAGAGCTTTTTCAGCCTGAGTTTTTGGAGCCTTATTGTCAAAGTAATCTCGAATCACCTGATCCTTGTATGCTTTCAAATTGAGCATTTTCTCAGCCTCGATGATCTTGTCTGTGCTCATGCCAGACATGCGTAGTGCAAGCGAAGCCGTTCCAGCCTTCGTGACCATGACGTTGAAAGCGTCAAGAGCGGTCAGGAGTCGGCTAACGAAACGGAGATACACACCGACATAGCGGCGAACCATTCGTGGGTCTTTGGCGAGCTGTTCAGCAAGCAGTTTGTGGCGTTGGAATCGCTGAAGCTGATCGAAATTATTGATTTCATTCAAAATATCGGTTGAACCCGTTCCAAGCAAACCAACATCGCCAGTCCAAAGGTAGTTCCAAGCTCTACGTCCAGATTGCTTGAATGCACCAAGGTAACGAGCAAACCCTTTAAGCATCAAGATGGATTCTTCGATTGCGCCTTGAATGTCGCCCTTGAATAGCTTGGCAAGCATTCTGCGAGTTCCAATAGTAGCAATGCTATATCCACCGTTAAGGAATGCAGCACCAATCGAGAAAATGGTTTGAGGGCCAAAGAGAACGCTGGAAGTCCACCAGTTAGAAATGATTTCGCTAACAGGAACGTCCATTGCACCAGCAAGTTCAACAGCAAACTCCATCGCCAATTTATTGCGCTTGGCAGTGTTCATGTCCTCGTCCTGAAGTTGGTCGGCAAGTTTTTGAATCCGCTCTTTCTGTTCTTCGGTAAACGAGGTGCTGATACCGTAGCGTTCGCCCAGAATCTTCACAAGATCGTCGTTGTTGAAACCTCCAAGATTGACGATTTCCAGAATCTTATTGCGTGATTGCTGGAGTTTCTTCTCCACATCCTCGCTAATTTCATCGCGGTCGCGTGCCTTCTTGATTTCATCACGCAACATGCGGTCAAGAATAGCCTGCCTTCTATTCTCCCAAGCCTCAGCGTAAAGATCAGCAAGGCGTTCCTTTTGCTCATCCGTGAGATTTTGGAAGGATGGAAGATCGGAAATGGCTTCAAAGATGCGCTGGCGGTATTCGGCAACATCCTTGGGATTCGATGACAAGATTTTCCGCCATGGCATTGCGCGTTCAAGGGGAACAGAGTCGGCTGGACGAGCCTTGTTCATCTCGCGGAGCAAATTACCCAGAGCTTTTGGTCCTTCAAGCATTCTGAAGGCTTCCATGGCTTCGAGGTCGGCCTTTTCTCGCTCAGCGGCAGTGAATAGACGTTTTGCAACAGTTTCGCTAACATTGAGCGATTTGAGTCTGGCAACAAAATCTTCAAGAATTACGGGACTCTTTACTTGGTCACGGAAAGCCTGAATGATCGTGTCTTTATTTGGATTGGTGTCAATTCCAGCAAATCCACTTTGACGCTTCAATCGCTCTTTAGCAAAAATGATACGATGAGCCTGAGCATCAGCACGCTCACCAACAACAGCCTTGCGTTGCAAAATCTTGTCCTGACGCATGGCTTCACGGGCATCAATTTCAAGTTCTGCCGCTTTCCACAAAATGCCTGCGGTTTTCTCATCAGCCCCAAGTTCGACAGCTTTGTTGACGAACGATTTTTCCGTCATTTGATTTGGCCCAACACCTTGCTTGACGCGCTCCTTGTAGAGTTCGCGCATGGCGTCCACATTGGGTTTCTTTTCCTTGATGATGAGTGGATCAGAGTAACGCTCTGACAAGTCTTTGAGGATTGCCTGAGCGGTTCTCTCCGCCTTAGAAACCTGCTCTTCGCTGGATTCCGTCTCACCTTCTTGGGGCGTTTCAAGGCTCTTGCCAGCTTCCGCACGTTTTTTGGCCGTGTTGACCATCTTCTCGCGCTTCTTGCGGGTCTTTTTCTGTTCGGGAGTTTTGGCATCTTCCTCCTTACCAAGAAGTTTTGCCAAGATTTCCATTCGGCGCTTATCATCTTTTTTGCGCATTTCATCGCGCTCAGCCTTAGTTAGCTTTGCTAGAGCGTTTCTCTCTTCAGAAGAAATGGATGCTTTTGCAGCGGATGCGTCACGCTTGTCAAGAATGTCCAAAATACCCCTGCGACGAAGAATGTCTTTATATTCCTCATACAGGCTCTTTTCAGGTTCCGTTAGAGTTGCCTCACCAGCCGCAAGATCAATAGCATCTTGGTCATCTTCCACCGCACTTTCTTGAGCTTCAACTTCAGCCTGCGTTGTTTCCTCAGCAGCTTTCTCTTCTGCTTTAGTAATGATGTCTGTGATCTTCTCGGTTCCGCCCGTGATGGCGTCAAGTTTGTCTTTGGATTTCTGCTCTTTTTGAAGTTTAGCTTGATTGAAAAGGTTTCTCCCCCTGTAACGTGGATCAGTTAGTGACTCTTGACGATTTTGAAGGGCTTGACCAGCTCCAGTTCCAGCATTGTAATAAATAATACCACGCTTCTCAGCCAACTCTAACTCACGCTTACGACGAGGGTTGCGTTCCTTCCTAATTTCATTTGCCAATCTGTTCTCAATCTCAATTCCAATCTGACTACGAGCAATCGTAATCATATCCGACGAGACATCCTTACTGACTTGCAGACCAACGGCTATCTGAAACTCAGGGTCTTGTAGAGCTTCAGCAACAACTAGAATGTCATTTGTTTTTGCCATCAAGTCGTCAATGAGCTTAATCGCTGTATCACGGTAAAGAACATACGACTTGACGTTATGTTCTGGAATCTCGGTATCCTTGAGAAGTTTGCCTTTGAACTTGGCCGTCTTATCAACACGGCCTTTTCCAGCTTCAGCTAAATCAACCTTGAACGATTTTGAAGCCTCTTCCGCATCTTCAATCGGAATCTTAGACGCCTTTGCAGCCCTCGGCATCACAACGACGAATCCAGCACGGCGACCTTCTGGGGTGGTGACGTTGATTTCGGATGTGTCGGAAAATTGAGCCAGATTGTTTTCAGCATTCTTGATTCGTTCCGAAAGCATTTCTCCGAAAACACCCTCCTTGGCAGATGCGTATCCATCACTAATCCATTGAAGAACGATCTCTTGCCATTCACGAAGCACGTTTGCTATCTTCCTGAATGCCGTTTCAGTTAATTGGCCAGTCTTTTTAAGCTGTATCAAAGATCTAACCAGTTCAGGTAAAACATAGGGATATTGAGCCGCTAGATCCAATAGCTCATTTAAACTAAGGTTGGCTATTTCTGGATTATTGTTATAAAGCGATAGGGATGATGCCAGAATCCTCCTGAGAGATTCAGCTTCTAAGTCGTTTAGCGAATCAGCCTTTTGAATTAAAGAGAAGGCAAGATTACTTTGTTCACCAAGAACAAATTGATCGAATGAAATTTTTTTGCCAGATTTGATCCATTGATTCCTCAAGCCGATCAAATCCGACAAGTGAATCAACTCCTTAATGACTGAATCTTTTGTGTATTGAGATGCAGCCTGCGGAGCCATCTTTTGCAACTCATCGAAACGCTCTTGTGATAAGGAGTATCCAATGATGATGCTGCCATCTGGCATAGCACGGACTTGTAGAGGCGCATTGTCATCAATTCTGATTCCATTGTTTGTAGCGAAGTTGGATGCAGGCCGAAGCACCCGTTGGACGAATTTTTTAGAGACGCCATTAATCTCACCAAGAGAGGGAGATTTTTCGGTGGATTTGCGAATAAGTTCATTGAATGGATTGTCTTTTTCAAACGCTTGTATCTCTACTTCTTGCTCAGGAATAATTTGCTCACCCTCCTGCAACACCGCCCCGTTGTCCTCAAACAAGTCCTGAAGCACGTTGCTGAACTCGTCCTGCGTGACTCCGGGCATCAGTTCTTCGGTCTTTGCGAACAGTTCGCCAATCGGCACCGCCACACTGGTATCCTTGGGCATCGCTTCGTAAGCACGACGAATGGCTTCACGCACGTCCATGTCTCTCTCGCTGTAAATCGTAGAGCGTGCAGCCTCGTTGCCTGCGCTGGTTGCAGCATCGGTGTCGGAGGCGAATTGAGGACGGGAGAAACGGATGTCCGGCGATGTCGGCTGGAACCGCTGTGAGGGCGGAATGACGTTGCCGGACTCGTCACGGGTTACTGGGTCTGTATTCTGTGGGACATAAGCAATAATCGCCTCTTGCTTATTCTGTTTTGATAGCATCGCCCGATGGCGTCCATCTACAATAACTCCATCAACTCCGATAATGATCGGTCCTTTGCTTGGAATAGCCCTTTTAGCATCAACGACGCTTTCTGATCCTTCTTCAAATCTTAGCGTGCTGACAGGCACTTTAGCCAAGACATACTTTTTGCCACCAAGAGCTTTAGCAATAGCTCGATAGTCAAGAGCCATGCTTGGGGAGTTTTGGTCTATCAGGCGTAGCACATCTTCAGATGAAAGACCTGTCTGATCAAACGCTGCCTCATCCACCATCTGCTGCATCCTAGCAGCCGCCTTTGGATTGCGCTCAATCCAAGAATCAACCACCGCTTGACGCTCATCTGGCGAAGCATCACGCAGTAGTTGATTGAGGTTGTCGTTGCCGCTGTCGCCAGCCTCAACCGCTGCGAGGTATTCGGCGTCCATTTCAGGGGTGATTCCAGCAGTCGGAGCGATTGCACTCAACTTCACTTTACCACCGTCTTTTAAGGTAAAACTACCAAGTGGCACCGCAGGACGCTTCATCGCGTTACGCATCAGTCGAGCAACGTCCTTGAGGTTCTTCAGCGTAGGTTCACCCTTTTGTCCGGTCAAACGCCTCCAGACACGCTTGAGGAACTGAACGATGTCGTCCCAAACGCCTCCAGTTGGAATCTTTTCCATCTTCTCAAAGTCGCGCATCAGAAGCTCTTCAAGGGCTTCAAACCGACTTTCAAGATTCGTTCTCCAGTCAGCGTATTCATCGTAAGTCTCAACGAGTTTTGCAATCTGCTCGTCAGAGTAGGCACGCATCAGGTATCCACGAAGCTCACGCTTCTCGGCCATTGTAAAGAGAGAGATAGCCTTATGCCCGTTCTCATGGGCAATGACACGACGAGCAGCAGCTTGCTCCGGCGTAAGGCCAAGCATTGTTGCCAAGTTTCGATCCAAGTTGGAAACCTGAATCTGCTTCGCAAAAATGAGCGTCTGGCCGTTCTCGTAAAGACCTTCGATGTTCTTCTCGGTTTGAAGGCGAGCGTAAGCCGATGGGAAAAGACGCGCATTCGCTTTGTCAGCCAAGAAAGCCTCCAAAGACTCATACACGTTCGTCAAATAAGCGTTCGGAATCTCGCCAGAGTTAGTCAATGCCTCGCGTGCCGTTTCGACATCAACCTTGGTGACAGTGCCTTGAATAGCATCCTCCTTCTGCGGACCTACTACGGAGTTGAGGGAGCTTTTGGTGGCATTGTCTTGCTTCTCCTGACGCTTCTTTGCGGCCTCGTCAGCAGCAGCTTGCTTCTTTTTCGCAGCGGCAGCTTTTGGCCCTAAATTCTCCCTTGACGAGATTTCAGTTTCAGGTGAAACTTCGCCAACCATGGGAATCGACCCTCCCACGGGTTCAGCCTGAACACCTCGCGTAGCCCCCGGCTCCACGGCCACGGAGTCGGGGGTTGGCTTTTCGGCTGCGGTGGGTTGAGGCTGGAAATTAGCAGATTCAACAAAGTCTTTAGCTGCCTCTATTGCCTCATTGTAAGTAACGTTACGAGCTAATACAGAACGACCAGTTTTAGTTTTGCGCCCCGCAAATGCAGTCCATGATTTGTCTGCTTTCTTGGGCACCTTACCAGTGGCGAAATCAAGACGCGCCTCAACAGTGGCGTCAAGTTTTTCAATGTCACCAAGACGATTCCAATTATCCGGCGAAGATACTTTTGATGGTGCTTTGATTTCAGTTATTGACTCGCCATCTACGCCATTCGGTTTTGACCGACGACTCACAGACGGTTTTGAAACGATTATTTCATTGCGGGTAAAAACAGGCGCAGCCATCCCTTCAACCTCCGCCGCCCTCTCAGCAGGCGTCAGTTTCGGCCTTTGATCTTCTGGCATCGCTGCCACGCCAGCTTCGGTGATGATGTTCTGCCCATCCACTTGCTCAACAAGCCCTTGGTCAACAAGCGACTGAACCTGCTCAGGCGTTGCATTGTTGTCCCGAACAGCGATGAGCGCAGGAAGATTATCCACCAGAGGGGCTGCGGCAAACGGGTCTGCCGCAACCTCCGGTGAAGGCATTACTTCTTCTTTGACTTCGCCTTCCGCTGGACGGAGTAGGCTATCGCCAAGGATTGCTTCTTCGGCTTCCCGGCTTTCAATTCGGTCTTGAGGTTCTTCATAAACGCTTTCTTCGCTGGGGACTTGAGCAGGGGCATATAGTTCTGGTTCTGGTGTTAGTGTGGGTTCTTCCACAGCGGGTGCTGTGGCTTGCCCCGTTTGTGGGGAAGGTGTTACTTTCCGTAGGACGGGAAGATCAATAAAAGCAGTCCCATTTTCCCATCTCACATTTGACTCGTTTAGCCCGACTCCAAATCCTTCAAGCATCTTGCCAAGATACGTTTTCACTTTGGCAAAATCTTTTGGATTAGTAATGCGAATGTTCTCAAACTTGCCAGTTGGGTCAACTGGTATGGGCAGATCGTTGCGAATACTTTCTCCCGAAATAGCCACCGAAGTCGTTGCTGGCCTTCCGTTCTCAATGACTGGCTCGTAGCCTTGGTTCAGTTGATTCAAGAAGAATCGCAATCCATCCGTGCTTACCGATACATCCTCAGTGTAGGTATGCCCCTCTGGAAGTCTGGACTGCAAAGATTGGAGCATTTTCTTAGTTGCTCCAGCCTTCTCGGTTCGTCTCTCCAATTTAGAGGTAAATGTATTGGTTGGGTTGCCGTTTTCGTCATACTGACGCATGTAGGCAATGAAATCATTATTCCCAAACGCACTTACGAATACATCTACGTTTCCTGTTTCTGGATTGATGTAATTGACTGTCTCAATCTCGCCATCACGACTGTAAGAAGCTGGGTCAATTTGTAATGGTTTAGTGAATTTGCCTCCAAAGTTATCCTCGTCTGGGAGCATATCTTTGTTCCGAGTATTAAAATCGGTTGGGGTAACAGCCGGAGTCGTAGGTGGTGCTTCTGCTGGAGGTAGCGTTGTAGCTTCGGCAGCAGGAGGAGCAGTAACCACAGGCGGTTTCGCTGAACGAGACTGAATCTCTCGGGTCAACGTCTGGATGTCGTTGTCAATCTGGGCATTGCCTTGATCGCCAAAGTCCAAAGTCCTGCGTGCGTTCTCCCGTGAGGTCAGTTCTGCTTGAAGCTCCTCGACCGTAGATTCTGGCTTGATGACCGGAGAGGGAGGCGGCGGGACATTCGCCTTGGGAGCAGCGTTTGCTGCCACTTTCCTCTGCTCCTCGGCAATTCTAGCAGCTTCAGCCGCTTGCTCAGGCTGAACTGTTGGCTGGGACGTTTTCGGAAGGATTTCTTTAAGCGTTGCATCGAAACCAGCTTGGGCTTTAGCTGATTCTGAACTTCCTGCCGCTTCAAGGGATTTTGCGGCATCTGTGTTAAGCTGAACTGCAACTTCATCTGGCGAAGGCATCGAAGGTTCTTCCGCCTTGGTAAAACGAACATTGAAATACTTTTCAACGTCACTCGATCTACCCTCATCAAGTGCTTTAAGGGCAGCATTTGATTCTTCAACTTTATCAGCAAGGAATTTGCGTTGTGCTGGGGTTATATCTGGACTAGAAAGTTGTTTTTCAGCACTTTCCGCTTGCTTGGTCATTTTATCGCGGAACTCAGATTCTTCAAAACTTTGCCGAGTTAAACCTCGATAAGCCATTCCACCAGCTCCACCAACCAATCCCATCATGGCTGTTGTTGCTAATGTGGGTTCCGCAACACGCTCAACTCCTTGCTTGAAACGCTCAAGAGTAAATGGAGGTATTTCCACAGCCTCAACAGGCTGACCTTGCATAATTCCTTCCTCCAATTTTTTATATGGAGACTCTTGGAGAACGTCAGTGACGGCTTCCGTTCCAACTTCCGTTCCTGCTCCAGCCGCTCCAGCTCCAACAGCTTTTAGAGCATTCATCCCCTTGACCTTAGATAATGCGCCACTTGCTAACTGTTGAACGCCTGTCTTGCCACCAAGAATGCGATAGATGTATTTGCCAGCACCAGCCAAAGCAAGATTGCCAAAAGCCTCTGGTAGAGCTTCTGCCATGCCCATTTCTTGAGCAAGTGGAAGAAGTTCTTGATATGCTTCATCTTGTTCTTGTTTATTGGGAAGGCGACCTTCTTTTTCTAAAAAGAAATTATCAATACGTTCACGCGCATCGTCTAAAAATTGCGATCCAGCCATTCTGTAAGCAGCATAACCACCCGCTGCACCGCCAGCCGCCATACCAGCACGTTGAGCTATAATTGGATTTCCGCTTAAATAAGCGGTTCCAAGTCCAGTTACCGCGCCTGCGCCAAGGGAGGCTGGTAGAGTAGTTAAAGAAAAACCCAAAGAAGGTTGAGCACTACGAATGGAACGACCAATAATTGATGCGTCGCCAGATGCTTCTGCTTCGGCTTGAGCTTGTTCAGCTTCTCGCTGGACATCACGCATCTCTTTTTGGCGTTGCAAAGATTCTGGCCCCTTTTCCCAAGGGTTCATTGTTCCTTCATACAACTGACCAAATGAAGCTGGAATTGTGCGTCCAAGAGATGTAACAGCCTGACCCAAAGATGAGCCAATGTCGCTTAAATCAAAAAAAGGTAATTCTTTTTCTGGTGTAGCAGTTGGCTCAGCAGGCAATTCAGAAGTAGGCTGTTGCTGCTGAAGAATTTGCTGAATTGCTTCATCATAATCTTGCTGCGTTGGTTCATTCTCCGTGTTGAAGGTCACGGGGTATTCAAGACCGTCAACTGTAATGGGAACTTGCCAAGGCATGACTAGCGTGGTGTTTGAATTGGTGTGCCAATTTGGATTTTTGGCATTCTCGCAATAGTAGCATTTGCTGTTGGTGGAGCAACTTGCTTTTGAGGTTTCCCCATTAAACCACCCATTTCTTGTTGTAGAACAGAACCAAAATCATCTCCCATTGCAGCGGGAGAAGTAACCTCTTCAGCGGTTACTGCGGATTTAGGCATAAATTTGCTCAACAACCTTTTATCGTAAAGTTGACTAATTGCATTTTTTCTTCTTTGCAGCTCAACCGCTTCAGGAGAAGGTATTTCTCTAGGTTGAGAAGAATCATCTTCAGAAAACAATGGATTAGGAACCATATCCCTTGCCGAATCATACAAAGCCTTTTCTTCGCTTTGAAGATAATTTAGATACTTCTCCATTGCTGCCAACTCAGGATCACTTTTCTTAACCGTGTGCTGGAAGATCAAGCCTTCTTCTTCTTCGGGGGAAAGAAGTTTGCGCTCACCAGTAAGCGGAATGCCCACTTTAGCCAACCTGCCACGTTGTTCATCAATTCCCATTTCCGTATCAATAACCGTTTTGGCACCCAATGGGTCGTTGGCGTATTGCGGCGTATTGAGAAGTTCGAAATACTTATTTCGATATTGTCCGGGCAAATCTTTAGCCAAGCTGGGAGCCAATGTTTTAGAAGCCCTAGAAGGCTGCATAAACTGTGCGACTTTAGCAAATTGACCAAACTGAGGGCTGAAAGCTATTGCCGGATTTTTGCGGAAAATGTTTTCGATGTTTTCACCTTGCTCAAGTTCCTCAAAAGCACGACCCATTGCCTCTTGGCCTTGAAGCTCCATTTCTTGTTTTCTCTGTTGATTAGCCAAAGCAGCTTCTTGAATTGCCATTTGCTGCTCTTGAGCCATGTCCCTTCTAAGCCTTGGATCAAGGGACCATCTAGGCTCATCAACTTCAATGCCAAAAATAGTTCCGGGATTGGATACTTTACGACGAGGAAGCCCCATGCCAAAAACGCGGGATGCAGGTGTGGATTTGTAGGGTTCAGCCATATCAAAGAGTTACGAGTCCGGGTTGATTCCAGCCAGTTCCAAAACATCCACCCATGATGCCCCAATTTATAAATGAGGTGCTAGGGATGCCGCCACCACGGGCATATTTGGCTTCTTGATTCAAAAGATTGATACAACGCGCCCAATTTTCCTCGGCCTTCTGGCTGTCAGAACCATCCTCAAACTTCCAAGCCCAGAAACCAGCACGAAGGGCAGGAATGTTGCCGGGGATCACCCAATCGCTTTCATTCCGCATACGGATGAATCTACGCTGGCAGATCAAGCGAATAGCGTTCTCAGCTTGTCCGGTTTGATAACGGCGGTAGGAAGGACGGGATTCACCGGGATAGTAGGAACCAATGAGGTTGTTTCCTGCGTCATACAAAGCCCATGCTTTTTGCATAACCGTGGAAGGATCAGGGGTAGCCTGAATACCAGTCACAACAGAGAATTGATTCGTTGTGTTCACGAAAGGAGCGGCACAAGTGACCGATTCACCGAGTAGTCCATCAGCATCAAAAATGTCAGCGCCGTTTTGATCTTTGCCGAACAAACGGATTTGTTTGCCGTCATCAGCAACATTGGTCGCCACCTTCAAAACACCCACAGTCTGAATGTTGGCTTGAGTGGCAAATCCATCCCCCATGTCAATCAAGACACCAGCCCAATTCAACGAGTCCAAAACTTCGCCGGGGCCGTTAATCATGTAGGTGTGGAACTGCGTATAGGTCAACGCAGGAACACGGTTGTAAGTCATTGCCAGAACTGCCTCAAACTCGTATGGCAACGTGATAAAACCATCCGAGCTAGGGAAGTCCACTTCAAGAATTGACCCTTTCCACTTGCCAGACTTCGTAACACGCTCGCAAACCTCATTAAGAATTTGGAGAAAACTTTGTTCTCCAAACTGAGGTTCAAGTTGCTGCCGAACATCGGCTACTGTGAGTTGGGTGTTCATTGCAAGTTTGATGAATTAACGTGCATTTGCTCTGCTACTAAGCTCAAGCCATTCTTTCATTACGTCTTCAGGAATCTTCCGCTTGTTGCCAAGCTCTTGCGATTTTTTGTAGTTTTCTTTGATTAAAGGTTCTAACTCTTTCAATCGCTTATTTTTTTCGGCTAATTGTTTTGGGGTGAACTCAACGTAAGTGTAACCCTGCCCCAATTCTGGATCAAAATATGGTATTTCACGACCCTTTTGTTGAATGTCTTGGTAGAGTTCGCCGCGTTCTTTTGTCAGCTTGGAGCGAATAGCATCAAGTGTTTTCATTTCATCAGAAGCGATTCCTTGCGCTCCGTATTCCGCCTCCAAGAAATTTAACCTTTCCATATCTTTTGGCGTCAATGGTTTTTGCTCAACAGCAGGAGACTCTTTACCCCTACTTTTAGCCATGCCTTCTGCGCCACGTTTTTTAGCTTCATCTAGTTTGTCTTGAAAAGTGTCAAACTGTGCTTTTTCGCCAATGGCATTTGGAAAAAGATTTCTTCCTTCATCTTTTCTTAAAGGGCTTGGCGGAATGACATTTGCTGCTGGACGATTGCCACCCAAAACAGATGAACCACCTGTCATGCCTTGTGATTTTTGAATAATATCTTTCTCTTTAAGATATGGTGTCATTGGAACCATGCGACCCAATTCATCCCTAACCATAGATGGAGGTCTGGCTGCTCCCGGCGCGTAAGTAGTAACGCTTCCACGACCATAAGGAGAAGTGAAAGAAGTAGTGCTGCCACTAGTGGTATAATCAACTCCACGCCTAAGATTGCTCATCATCGTTTTTTCCGCAGCACGATCTTTAGCTGCGATTTCTGGATTGCGTGTGATATTGCCTTCTTCATCCATTACCATGCCAGTTGCTTCATTCTTCTTGTTGTAATCGGCACGCACTTTGTCGAATTGACCAGCAGCCTTGGCGTTAGCGATGTTTTGCTCACGGGTGCCAAGATAAGGATTTGGAGTGGTTGGTGATTTGCCCGTTGAAGCAGCATTCAAAGCGGCTCCAGCAGCTTGCATTCCAGCACCAAACATAGGGTTAAAACCCGTCATAGACTTACCAAGTCCTTGCATTGCACCACCAGTGGCTCCAACATTAGCACTAGCACCTTGCTTTTCAGCCGCCATACGCGCCCATTCTTGCTGCTGAGAACTCATAGCAGGTTGTTGAGGCTGCTGCGGTTGTGCTTGAGCTTGAGGCATTTCACCACGTCCATAACCCAAACCAGAACGATTATACATTGAGTCACGCTGATAGGTGCCACTGTAAGGATTATACATCATCCCTTGACCACGGCGGATGTTAGCCTCGCGGTTAATCATCGACATGGGCAGGTCTTTGTAGCGTTGAGAAAGATAAAAAGCATCCAATCCCCCACCCATTCCGGGATCAACTCGACGGGCTGTTCTGCCTGTTCCGGGTCCAGTGCCTTCTTCGTATTCAACATTACGAGGACGTGCATCAATGCGTTTGCCGCCAAAGAAAGAATTAGGCTTAAATTGAAGGGTTTGTGTATCTGCCATAATACCTTTAGATTATTCCCCTAAAGGGCGGATTGGCAACGAGGATTTTAGCGGAACTTCGGACCTATAAACCAAGTAACCAACGAATACCGAATCCCTAGTTTTACGGGCGTTACCCGATGCCGATTAAACGAAGGGAAAAAGATAACATCTCCTTGTTGCGAAAACTGCCCATCTTTAAGTGGATCATTGGCAAACTCTAGCTTGCCACCCGTGTATTCGTCAGGCTTCGACAACTGGATGACCATGCTCATTTTGCGGTCAAAAGGGGTCGCTTTTAACCAATTCAAGTCTTCGTGCCAACCGTAACCACCTGAGTTATCTGCATTGTATTCCGTGAATTGAACTTCATGGAAACCAGCTAGATCAAACCCAAATGCGTTGGCGTTTGCTTGTAAAGCCATTTTTTCCACCCTAGCAAAGAAGGGTGCCAAAGCAGTGTCGTAACGACTAAACCAACGAACGGTTGATCGCCGTATATGGTCGTCAACAACGGATTTCCCACCGTGTCCAACTGTGGCTTGAACGGCCTTATGCTTTAAACCATGCTCGATAATCCACTTACATTCTTCCTCATTAAAGGCTTTTGAGAAAAGTTGCCACCATGCGGTCATATAAAGGCTTGATTCCAGAATTGTTTTGCTGCGTTCATCTGTTCTTCCGTTTTGGAAGGCAGGTGCCAATCTGGATAATCTGCTTGAATGCCAAACACAAGATCAAATTTGCCGCATTTACTTTGGAATCGCGTTGTTTCTTCGCAAATAGCTGCGGAGAATCGTTTTTCTAAACTTTGTCCAGCAGGAACAATGTCAATAAACCAAGGGCGAGTTCCTTCGGTTACAGCAAAAGCATAAATGCCTTCTGAGGTAGAAACCACAGAATCTTTAGGTCCGGGAGGTCCGTCTGGTCCGATTGGCCCCGGAGGTCCGGGAGGGCCGTCTGGTCCGATTGGTCCATTTGGACCCGTTGGTCCGATTGGCCCCGGAGGACCGGGAGGGCCGGGAGGCCCATCGGGACCGATTGGACCCGGAGGACCGGGAGGACCACCGCTGGGACCGGGAGGTCCGTCTGGTCCCGGAGGTCCGGTTGGACCAGTTGGCCCATCTGGACCAGTTGGACCAGTTGGACCGGGATCACCGGGATTACCGGGATTACCGGGAGAACCCGGACTTCCGGGACTTCCGGGAGAGCCATTAACACCCGGAGAACCCATAGCATCACTAGTGGATGCCACCTTGGGTGAATCCAGTTGTGAAATTGTCACCCCGCTGGAGGTTGGAAACGTAGTAATAGAATCATTTCCCCACACCCAAGGGCGGTTTGCGATCTGAGAATTGCCTGTGTATTCGCTCATTGAATGACGCGCTTTGGTGAAACTGGCGGGAATATCGTAGTCTTACGCCGATAATACTGACCATTCACCAAGTTCACATCGTCTTCAATAACAAACGGCGCCCAATCAAGGAAATTGGTAGCAGGGAAGATTTGCTTGTTAGGATTCCACCCACCCGTTTCGTCCACTGTTCCTTGTCCAAACACTTTTTGAGCACCCGGAATGTTGTTCTCAAAAATCACTTTGGGATGAAGGCATCGAGGAAAGTTAATTTCTTTTCCAAGAAAGTCGCCATTGATGTCAGTCGGAATAGGCTGAACATGAGTTATCTCATTTTGCGAATAAGGCACATCGCTCAAGTATTCCTCAATCTTTACCACCGAGGATACGTTTGGCGTTGGCTTATAGACATACTTAGCGAAGTAGCGGGGGGCAGTTTCAGTGGTTGTCCCATTGAAAACAGCCTGCGGAAACACCGTGGTTTGGTAAATGTCCAACGAATAAAGCACTCCCGGCCAAGGATACTGACGAGTGGCAAACGATGTGCGGAAGGGTGTCTGACGTTGAGCTGGAGTCTTAGATTTGGCGTAGTAAAACCAAATGTCATCCCCTTCTTTGGATGAGTCGCAATAACGATAATCAGAAAAATCTTGCCGCCTTGGAAGGGTTGGAATGGCAGATTGCTTGTAAAGCTCACCAAGAGTCGGAGTCGCATCCAACTTCATTTGATTCGCATCTTGCCAAACCCGAACGGAAAACTCGTCAGGATTAGGTGTCGGAATGACTTCTAACTTGATTTCAGGCGAGGCCATTAGGGGATGTTAGGCGGACTGGTGGCGATAATATCGCCCTCTTGATATTCAGCAGGAAGGTAACGAGGCGTTGCACTGGCTCCACGGTCAAATAGCCAAAATGTCTTGTTAAGTAGCGTTTGGCGCAGGGGGAAGTGGTTGATTTCGTCGGAAACATTGGCAACAAAAGAATCGGCAGTCAAAGTCCAAATAGTTGCGCTAGTTTGAGTTCCGGGAGTATTTATTACGTTATCGTAATTTTTTAATCCATCTGGCAAAGCAGCAACAGGAGATGTAATGGATTGTCCTTGATACCAATTACCCGAAGGGTCAGCCTCCGAAACATCTGTTTGAATTGGAGTGCTTGCTGTAAAAATGTCTCGATATTCCGCTGACCAAACGCGCATTTGGTCATTTGACACAATCACCGATCCAGCCGTGATGTTGGTGGTGAAGTCAATCGCAGACCCGCCTTCAGTCAAAGATAGCTGGCAAGTGGCTCCACTGGCCGCAATGACATAATAAGCCGTTCCCGTATTAAGGCCAGAACCACCAGTCAAACTGGTAAAAGTAACCTGCATCCCATTCACCAAGGTTGCGCCCGTAATGGTTACTACGTTTGTCGTAGCATTTCCCGTTACGGAAGCATAAGCTGTTTGGGAGCCAGAAAGAAAAACGTCAATGACGCCCTCCTGCTTGGCGAAGGTCAAATTGTTGGACCTAATAAGGTAAAGTGTAGTTCCGGCCATGATTTTGCATTTTAACCGCTTGACAGGGGAAGGCAAGCGGGATTAAATGAACCCACAAATAGGTTTGCTCGTAGAAGGAGCGATCCGACCCACGGCAAACCGCTCTGAGGTCCGGCTACTTCTACTAGCCGGACTTCTTTGTTTTTTGCCTATCGAAAAACTTAACACAGACTCGCCATCTTACATAGGCTTCACAAGAACCTTAACCCAACTTTCTGAACAAGGATTGGCTTAAGCGCCCCGCAGCAGACCTTGGGGGTATCACAACAAAAACGCGTTGACCTGTCCACCGCAGGTTGACGGGCGAAGCGCAAGACATGGTTTGGACGTAGCTAGTCGGCTACTAGAGTTCCCAGTTGTGAGTCAATAGCGACCATCATATCACTATTTGATTGTCTGAAACGCGCATTGAGGCTCCCTGCAAGACTTTTAAAAAGCAAAGCCTACATGACTGGCTCCATATACCTAGGCTCCATACGAAATGATAAAATCATGGCATTCACTTCCTATTGCTAATCCAATAGGACGTGTTTTCCACAACCCACCATGCCCTTCACCACCGAAATGATAATATGACTAACGAACTACCAACCCTAAGCGACCACGTTCTTAACTGGATATTGAATGAAGAAGAAGTTACTCAAGGTTTCCGCGAGGCAATCGAAGCTGAATTACTTCGCCGCACGCTGGAGCGTGATACAGACGAAATGTTGACGCTTACCTCCAAAATGCTACACGATGCTTCCACCAAGGGATACCACGGTTTTAACGCTAAACAGTTAAAGGTGATCGGCCTAAAATGGCCTCCGAAAAAAGGATGGCTAAAATCGCTGGTCGGAACTCAAATGTTTGCCTCTCAATACCGCAAATTTGTAGAAGCAGGAAAGAAATGATTGCTATTTCAACAAACCCTAACGACCTTAGCTAACTGATATGACCAACGAAATCACCGAACTAAAACGCAAACTAGCCGAGCAAGACGAGATCATCCGAGAACTCAACGAGCGAGCTTCTAGCCATCTCATCACCATGCTGAACACCGTTCAGAAGTTGAAGCTGGAAAACGATATGATGAACGCCAAACTGCGCCAGAAAGACCAATGAATTTATACAGAAGAACCCAACAGCTCCAAGGGGCAGAACGGGCAATGCAAAAGGCTGAGAAGGCCATGCGAGAAATCTGCAAGGCTATTGGCAAAGAACTGCGTCAAATGCGGGAAGATCGTCACATCAAGCAGGTTACGCTGGCAAAACAGTTGGGCATAAGTCCCTCCCATCTGTTTGAGATTGAAGATGGCTCTGTGATGCTGGATGAAAAAAGGTTGAAGCAGATTTATGGGCAGATCAAAGGTGATACATGAACCTTTGCCCAAGATGCTATGCCAATGGACGATCTTTGTGGCCTACTTCATGTCTGTGCGTAGATGGAGGTGCTCTTAAGCCTTCCGAGTTTCACGCATGGAACGCCACCCGTAGAATACCCTATAACTTCCCCAAGCAGGAAATCACCTTGATAAAGCCAGTTGCAAAACGAACCAAGTTGGTGTTCGGTCAAAGAACCAAAAATGACAGAAGAAAACGATATTGAGTCTATTGAGGATGCCATCATCAACATCCACGAAACTTGTCTGAATCCAGAAATTGCTGCTCCGCTGATCCGCAAAAATCTGGCGCAAAACCTTGTCAACGAATACAGATTTCGGTTCTTCAAAAAAGACGGCAAAGCAGTCTGCGAATGCCAAGTCAATACTTCGCCACGGCCCAAGTATCTTGGCAGGTTTAAAGGACTGAATTAGTGGTAAATAATTGGCTCCAATTTGCCAGCATGGGGCTAAGACGCTCACCTGAGTCTTGATGCAGGCGGCATTTGCAGTTGTCTTTTAGTGAGCACTCAATCCAGACAACTCCCGGTTCACAATGCAGTTTGGGATGCTGCTTGTGGCGGCAAACGGCCTTGGCTTCAAAAGCGTTTTTGATTTTCTCGTAATCGGTCATCGTGTGGCTTGGAAGTGCATACTATCCCTTTGCCAGAAAGCACCAGCAGGCATCCAGCCTTCTTTGGCAAACTCTTCCATGACTTCAAGGGGCATTGTAGCCCGTGTAGGCCAAGGCGTGTGATTGCCATTGCTTTCAGGGTCAAAATCAACCGCTGCTGCCCTTGCGTGCAAGCTAGGCAGTGAGCCTCCACGCATAAGGCGATTGTTGTAGCAACCAGCATACTTTTCCAAAACTTTGCGATGCGGTCCCTTGCTAAGAGCTGTCAGAATGCGCTTGAGGCTTTCAGCTACCTTAGCATGGCAACGGATGATTCGGACAGGTTTGCCCTCATATTGAATGCCAAGAGAAGCCACATTGATTGTGGTCAGCTTGGATTCATCGCCAGCAGCCCCATAAAACTTAGTCAACGCAGCTTGATTTGTTTCGGGCCAAGGACTCGGATTAGGCATCAATTTACGCAAGTATTCTTGGCAGGCGGCAATGCTTTTTGGACCCCAAAACCCATCTGGAGTGGTGCCAATCTTGGCCTGCATATCTTGGATTTCCTTGTGTGTCATTTATTAGACGTGTAAATGATGATGACGCCCCAAACGAATAGGGCAATCGCGGTAAAGGTTAAGCCGAAAAGCTGGGCGAATGAGAACTCTTGAATCATGGGAGGCTGTCTGGCTCGATCATACGAGTATTGTTTTTGTGAAGGAACTTTGCCAGATCGGTGCTGAGTTTATCCACAACATCTTCTGGCAAGGCCCACTCCCATTCATGCAGAAACTCATGGATGAGGATACGCAGGTGCGGTTGGCCTTTGAGCCTAGCATCAATCTCAATCTCACCGTTGCCGTGGGCTAGGCCAAGGGCGCGGTATCGCCCTAGCTTTCGCCTAGTTACGGTGATTGAGGTCGCTTTCACAGCTTGGTTCGGACTTGCTTGACCATTAAAGTATTGGTCCCACGCACGTTCTTAGCGATCTGATAATCCGTGTAGCGAGGATGACGTTTGATGGCTTTTTTGATCTTGCTCTCAAGATCGTTGGCTTGAAGTTTTGCCAATGGTCCATCGGATTCTTGCCTTTGCCGGTAGCATTTGACTCGGATCGTCATGCGCCGTTTAGCATCCCAAACAGGAAACTCTTGGGCTTCAAAGACGCCTGATGCAAGTCCGCCACGCAAAAGATCGTGGACACGCTCTGGGGCGCATTGCAGTTCGATGGCTATTTTCTCTTTGGTGTCCCATCCAGCAGGGACGCGATATTTCTCAATGTTGATCTTATCAATGGCTTTTTGCCAGTTCATAGGTTTGTTTTGGCGGGTTATCAGACGAAAATGGGGAACGTGACCGTTCTTCCATATCGTTTGTCAAAGATGAAGCCAGTCTGTGAAGGTGGCTCGTAGGGTGCTTTGATTGCTACGGAGTAAGCATTGTATCCAATCAAACTGCCGTTGCACACCCACTTGGGGTTTTGCTGCGACTGATGCCAATGCCCGAAGATGTCAAGATCTGCCGGAACGCCTTTGTTCCACGCAGCAATAGCCTTTTCGACTGGAATGGTCAGACCACCAACGCCACCTTGGTATTGCAACCCGTCTCCGTGGTGGATGCGAAGTGTTTTGCCGTAAAGGTCGAGAAGCAGATGGTAGCCGTCAGACACATGCCAAGAGGCTTTGTCCTTCAGATGCTTCGCCATCGTCTTGTAGAGCATCCACTCGTAGCTGTTTGCCGCACCTGTGGCATGGCGAGGTTTTTTGGTGCTATTACCACTAACAAGTGGTATTCCATTTCTGCGCGTAATAAGTGTTCCATTCGGAACGGTTCCGCACCAAATGGTTCCTTCATAATCAACCTCAAAAACTTGATTTTTAAAATCGTTAATATGACCCCTTTTACTTTTGGGAAGCGAAAGAATTGAATCGCCACGATTGTCTTTTCTTACTCTAGCGGCAATGCCATGTATTACAGCCAAAGATTGAAGTTGACTCAAAAAATGCTCTCTTCCATAAATTACGCACTCTTCGCCTCTGGTGTGCCCATCTCCATCTATTACAGATGAAAGAAAAATACCAAACTGCCTTGTGGACAAGTCCATAAACCACTCTGGAAATACATACTTATCTGGAAGTAGATCAGTTATCCATTTGGATGACTCAGAAGAAAGAGTAAAGGATCGCTCAGTTAATTTACTTAAAAGTGGCCTCCCGCAAACATGTGCCGTATCTCGATCTCTTGCAAAATCGCCATAGCACAATCCTAGCCGGTTAAGAATGTCCTGAATTTTATCAATACCCTCTTGTTTGCTCTGGTGTATTCTTACAGAGATGCGTCCTCGTTGATGGCCATACGATCCATCCGTCATAATCCATCCTAAAAGTCGTAATACATCATCGCATATAACCACAGGCTCTTCATCTTGGCCTAATGCACACTTGGGCCAAGTAAGTGATCCAAACGATCCTTTATCAACAATGGTCTGAATATCCTCAAATTTATCATTTCCCGTGTGTGTTTTTACGACCATTCGATGATTTGGTGTCACCTTATAATCGGCGGTTGCCGTTTTAACATGAATCATCTTACCTGTATAAGCAGAAATGAAAATATCTGTTAGTTCTTGCCATTGGTTTTTACCTGTTTCCATGTTGTAGGTAGCAACGACATCGCCAATTTTAATCTCGTTGTATTTCCTCCATCCATGGCGCGTAAGCAATTCTGTTTCGTCATCATGGCATCTGCCATGATTTCCATACACACAGGGTATTGAAATTTCCCCAAAGTGCTTGGATAGCAGCTCGACTCCGCTGGCAATTTGGTCCTGAAGCCATAGAACCGTTTGTGTTGGCGATAGAGCGTTGTTCTCCATCAGTTCCTCATGGATGTAGCCCGTCATCAAATCACCCCCTAAAACAAGCACTAAACGCTCAATTTTGGCCCCATGCCGCTGAATCTCAGCCATGCGGACGATAGACTGCCAAAAACGGTTAATGCGCTGCTCGGCAATGTCGAGGTTGAACTCGTTGAGGCCATTGATTGTCTTGCCTTCCACCGTTTCCTCCACATGCCAGTCAGAAGCTACGGCAACAAATGTGGCCTCGGCATCGGTTTCCTTGGCAACTTTGATCTTAGAAGCCACTGGTTTTTCACCGGAAATACCAAGGGCAACATTGAGTTGCTGGTCTTTTTCGGCAATGACGGCTAGGAGCTTCTTGCGCTCTACTTCATGGTCCGCCACCGTTTTCTTGTGACGAATCTCTTGTGTTTCGTGGACAGCGGCAGACCAGTTTTTCATTTGATTAAGGGTTTAGAGCTTCTTGAACACGTTTCATATAAAGGTCTGCTGAATACCAGCGTTCGTCAACTTGCGCCCTATAAATGCCCATCTTTGTCTGGATCACTGTCCCTGACTGGATTTCGAGCGTATCCGGCGAGTAAAGCTGCATGGAGCTTTCGACGGTAGGTGAGCGCTGAGCGCAGACGGTCAGCAGCGGAACGGTCAGCAGGATTACCAGCTTTTTCATATTGGATAATCCTTTCTGTAAGTTGTTCACAGTCTTTTGTCAACTTCCATGCCAACCATAACGGGAATGCCTTGGCAGTAGCGGAAAAGCCCTCCAAAGCAGCCGTTATAGCGGCAAGTAGTGTCATTTTTCAGTGACATTGAGGCCAACATGCTTGAGGAAAGCAATGATCTTCTCAAGGATTGAGTCGTCTTTAGGAGTGGGGGTTAGCTTCACGATGATGCGAGCGGCACCCATAATGAGGCCAATAGCAGCACCGATTTCGACCCAATGATTCACAACGTAGTTCACAATGTTCATAGTTTTAGTTGGTTAGGTGGCTCAATCTGGCATCATTTCTTAATTGTGCTAGTGGCAACTCGGCTGAGAGTTCCTTTGATTTCGGAAATATCCTTGGTGTGCTCATCAATCTTGCCCTCATGGGCATCAAGACGCTGCTGATGAACATTGATAATGGCTTCTGTTCTGCCCTTGATTTCACCAACGCTCATCACCTGAATGCCAATCGTTGTTAAAGCGGTAACAACGCCAAGGGTTATGAGAAGTTTATTCTGTGCTTTTTCGCTCATGGTTAGTTTGAAATGAAAAGATTAACCATTTTGGAGGGTGGATTGTTTTTGGATGAGTTGGTCAATAAAGGAAAAGGCTTCTAGCAGTTTCATAGTGGTTATGCGTTTGCTATGGTGGTTACAGTGCCAGAACTGCCTCGATACTTGAGTGCTCCGGCCTCAACATAAAGAATGCCGCCTCCAGTAGGATTGGTGCTAGGAACAGGAGAGGCATTGCTAATAGCAAGCGCACCACTGCCATCGCCAAGTTTGGATGAACTAATACTGCCAGCAAGCATAGTATTAGTAATGCCGTTGGATGGCACTGTAAGTGATCCTGAACTAAGGTTCAAACCAGAACCTACAGTGATTTCTTGTCCCAAAGCAAAAGTGCCTCCAGTGCCAAAAAGACGATTGGTATTTGAACCTGTAATTTGGTTAGCTGCGACAGTATTTTGAATTGCTAGAAAACCAAGTCCAAGAGTAAATCGAGCAGTAGTAGCATCCGCATCGTCAATCAGAGTGCGACCAAAGCTCGACAAATCCGTAACTGCTGCTGTTCCTGCTCCTGTAAAATAAGGAAGTTTATTTGAAGCACTGGTAAGTCCAGCCAAAGCGTTCAAATTTGCATTGGCAGTTTGATATACCCAATTTACACGAATGAATAAAGTGCCGTTGCTAGGATGAGCATGAACCACTGCTGCCACTTGCACGATGCCGCCTGTGGTTGGCGCTACATTGGTTAAACTACCATTAGTGCTGCCTGCGTAAAGAATACTACCATTAACCCAAGTCTGTGAGTAGTTGCCGCCATTAGTCTGAATCCCGCGCAATTTGCCAAACGCAATGACAAAACCTTCAGTTCCATTTGCTAAAGATTCTGCCGTCAACCCCATGAAGTAAGTAGATGGTCCAACTCCATCCCAAGGTTTCACAAGCAACTTGCCACTGTTGCCAGTCGTTCCAGCGAACATTACTGGCACACCTTTGGCAATCGGACTTCCAGTTGAGTTCTTGACATGGAAAACAACATGCTCGCCCACATGAAGGGCAAAGCCATTAAGCTGAATATCAACGGTTTCCTCGTCCACATTCCACATGGCTTGACCCTGTGTAGTCAAACTGCCAGTTGGGGTGGTATCAAAAGCAATACTGTTGACGTTGGCTAGATCACCAAAATCCGACTCGGTAATTTGACTATTTTGAATGATCTTCCCACTCGTCCCATCAAAACGAACTAACTGATTATCAAGCGATGTGCTAGAACTGGTTACATCACCCACTCCGCTAGATGGCGGCGCAACATTGACCAAAACTTCACCAGCAATCGTGGTATTAACTACAATCGCTCCATCCACCGTTACTTCAACCGTAGGCGCTGAATCTCCAGTAACAATGATGGTTGGCTCAATCATGTAATTGAAGTGTAATTAGGCAGAACTTCTGCGGTTCCCTCAAGCGGTGTGAAAACATAAGCAGGCAATGAATCATCCGATGTCTCAATCTGCCAAATATATTTCCCAACTGGAAGGGTGTATTTACCGGGATTAACCGTGAACGTCCAGTTTGCAGCACTTGTAATCGTGATGTCGCCGTTTGCGCTAGTAAGCTCCAAAGCAGGAACAGTGTTCTGAGCAGTCACTTTAAATCCCATCTTTACCGAATCCAGATCGCCGGGAGCCAATGGATTTTGAATGGTGATGGACGAAAGACCATTCCAAGTGTCACCAGACACCCAGACGACCATTGCGTTGACTTCTGGTGAGGTTGCGGGGCGCATAATAATTTACCAAACTGTTATTGCACCTCCAGATGGGAGAGTGACGTTTGCTCCAGCGGTGATTGTTGAGAGATTGAAAACTGATACAGCACTAATTGAACCTGTGCCGCCACCAATGTTTCCTACAAGACCAACTGATCCATTGTTTGTGGTTACAGTTCCGTAATTAGTGGTAACAGTGCCACCAACTGCATTGGTGGTTACAGTTCCGTCATTTGTAGTGACAGTTGAATTATTTGTAACAACAGTTCCAGAACTTGAATTGGTAGGCACAGTTCCATTGTTAGTGCTAATTGTGTCATTATTTGTGGCAACCGTTCCATCATTAGTGGTGACCGTTCCATCATTAATGGTAACAGTGTCAGAATTGGTTGTAACAACGCCAGTGCTTTCGTTGCTAGTTACTGTTCCATTATTAGTAATGACTGTTCCAGCATTGGAATCAACACTTCCAGTATTTGAATTTGTATCAACACTTCCAGTTGAAGCATTGGTTGTTACAGTTCCATCATTTGTAGTGACAGTTCCATTGTTGGTGGTAACAGTATTGCTATTAGTCGCAACCGTTCCTGCGCTACTATTAGTGGTTACAAAACCATTGTTGGTGGTTACCGTTCCAGCATTTGTATTAATCAATGATCCATTAATAGTAACTGTCCCATCATTAGTAGTAATGGTAGCACTATTTGTAGTTACAATTCCGCTGCTTCCATTTGTAGAAATAAGTCCACTATTAGTATCAACAGTTCCATTATTGGTAGTAACAGTTCCAATGTTAGAATTGGTGGTAATTATTCCATCGTTGGTAGTAACAGTTAAATTATTGGTAGTAACTGTTCCTGTATTACTATTTGTAGTTACAGTTCCGTTATTTGTATCAACAGTTCCGTTGTTGGTGCTAACAGTTGTGCTGTTAATACTTACGGTAGCATTATTACTAGTTACAGTTCCATTGTTATTAGTTACAGTGCCATAGTTTGTTGTTACATTTCCAGAATTGTAATCAATGGTTCCATTGTTGTTAGTAACAGTTCCAGTTCCACTATTTGAAATAATAGTTCCGTTGTTATCAGTTACAGTTCCATTGTTTGTAACGGTATTATATCCACTTGAGGGAACTTCATCAACCGTGTTACTTGCTACAATAGTGCAATCATTAGATGAAGTTGGAACAGCACCATTGGCAATCGTTCCGATAGAATTTTGAAACCAGTTTGCTGAATCGGCCCACAATCCAGAACTTTGATCTACATAATAGATATTAACAACGACTCCATTGTTAGTGGTGATCGTCCCATTGTTGTTAGTAACAGTTGCGTTATTGGTGGTGATCGTCCCGTTATTCGTGGTAACAAGATAGCCATTGGTAACAATTAAACCGTCATTTGTTACCACAGTTCCACTAGTGCCAGAACTGCTATTTGTGTTAATAGTTCCGTTGTTTGTAGTAACGACTCCATTGTTAGTGGCGATTGTCCCATTGTTGTTAGTAACAGTTCCATTATTGGTGGTTATTGTTCCGCCAGCATCATTAGTAACATTAGAAGTTCCATTATTTGTAGTTACAGTCCCGTAATTTATTACAGTGTTGTATCCACTTGAAGGAATCTCATCAACCGTATTGCCAGCATTGATTTCACAATCATCGCTTGATGTTGGAATAGCACCATAGGGAATAGTTCCAGCTTGGTCTTGAAACCAGTTGGCAGAATCATTCCAAAGCCCAGAACCTTGATCTATGTAGTAAAGAGTCATGCTGTAAATTCTTGGTTACGAACTACCCACCATTTTGAACCATTGTAAATCATCTGAAGAAGTCGAGTGCTGCCAGATGCAACCGCGCCACTAAACGTAGTGCCAGTCGGTGTAACAATATCTGTTCCTAGTGTGATGGTTCTGATAGCTCCAGAAGCAATCAAACGAATTTGCCAAGTGCTGCCATTTGAACCGCCAGTAGGACCATTAAGCGTCAAATCGCCAGTCATGGTAACTTGGCGATTGGGGCCATCAGCAAAATTAGGGGTTATTGTAGCAGCATAAGCAAGGTTGGTGGGTGCAGAATCGCCACCACCACCTCCGCCAGTTACATTCCCCAAAGCAATAACAAGCTGTTGAAGAAGAGGAACAGTATCGTATGCGATAAATCCATTCGGAATACCAAGATTGGTTAAAGCCGTTTGAATTTTGGCCGAAGAAGCAACTGGAGAAGCAGTCATTGGTTAGATTAGGTTAGCTGCAAGAACCACAGCCTGTTGAAGAAGGGGAATGACATCATAAGCAATGAAGCCATTCGGAGTTCCCAGAGCGGCAAGAGCGTTCTGGATTTGTGTGTCAGAACCGGGAGGTGAAATAACAGGTGTCATTTGGTCATCCTCATTTTGCCTTCACGAAACTTACGAATCGAGGCCATCAAGCCTTCGCCTTCGTCTTCTTCTTCACCGCCAGTTTCGCGGAAGGTTTCTTCGGCGGCTTCATCAGATGCCTCGTCAGCACCCTCAGTTTCTTCTTCTCCACTTTCTTCCTCAACGGTTTCCTCGGCCTGTTCAGGCTCTTCGGTTTCCATTTCGGGTTCGGGTTCGGAAGCAAATTCAAAGCCATCAGCAGACTTGAGCTGAAGCTGGTCACCCACCTTGTGAGCCTTGACCAAAATTTCAAATTCTTCTCCATCTTTTTTGTTTTCAGGGACTTTGAAGCCAGCGGGAATTGGGATGAGAACTCCCTTTTCGGAAGGTTCTTCAGCGATGATGAGGGAAGGGAGTTTCATAGGGGAAAATGTATTAATGTGGAAAACCAGCCTCCGCCCGACTTGAGCGGAGGCTGGGTTGAGGGTTTATTAGTATGCAGGGCAGACCGTGCCGGTCACAGCGGTGCAACGCTTCACCATGAGGGCGTAAGCATAGCGGCGCTTGACGGTGGGTTTCCAGCCAGCAACCATCCAAGCCCACCAGCGACCATTGTTCTCAAGCGGGTTGAGAGTTTCGTTGGCGATGTTGCGCCAGACGATCTCACCGTTGTAGTTCGGAGCAAGGAACTTGGTGTCCTCACCGACCGTAGAACGGGAAGGCGGAGTCTGACGGATGACGGCTTCTGGATGCCACAAGTAGATCACTTCGTAGCCAGCGGTCAGGTAAGCCGGATTCACGATGCTTTGCGTGCCGATAGTGGCAGCAGCAGTCGTGTAGTAAGGAACCTGAACGTAAGCACCGTTCACGAAGTTGTAGCGAGGCATACGATAGTCAATGCAGTGCATGAAACCGCCATAAGGACGGTCAACACCCCAAGACTGAAGGAGCTGAGCGCCTTCGTAGCCTTTGCCCATCTGAGCGAAGCGGAAGTCCTCACGGACGGAAGCCGAACCCTTGATGATCTGGCGGTGAGCTTCAGGCGACATGATCGCGGTGATAAGCGCAGCGCCATTGGACATAGCGTAAGGCTCTTCGCCGCCACCGTCCTGCATGATACGGTCCCAAAGAGGATCAAGCTGATCCTGAGAGGCCATATATTCAGCGGGGGTGTTCGGGAACGTGCTGCCGCTACCTTCCGTTTGGGAGGTGTTGTTGATGATCTTGGTGCCAGCGTAATACTGGAACCAGTATTTAGAACGATCTTCCCAAGTATCAACGATGGTGTCGCTGAAGTTGGCGCGGATGTTCTTGACCTGCTCTTCAAACAGATAACCAAATTGGGCATCCGTAAGACAGATGGTGGCCGAGTTGGTCATGTTCTGCTCGATCTGGTAAGCCTCCGTGCTGAGAGCAGGAGACACACTCGATGGGTCAGGTGTGCAGTTGTTGTTGCTTCCATCAGGCTGAGTAACCTGAACCCATCCAGCACCACCAGTAGGGTTGGAGCGAAGGGTGTTGACGGTTACGGGGTTAAAGCCGATTCCAAGAGGAAAGGTTTCCTTTTGGATAAGGGCTGCGACACGGCCTTTGGCACGCATCAGGCGACGAACACGTCCTTCAAGACGTGAGGCATCATAAGCGAACTCTTGATTGAGGTTAGGCATAATATTTAGTGTGGTTTAGGTGTTTTTTAAGAGGAGTTGGTTTTGGTGACCACCACACGACACAGTTCGACGGCAAAGAAATTGCAGTCGCCGGACGTGCGGCGAATTTCTTTAACCGGCGAGCTACCGATTCACCCTTGCGGGTGCTTTATGCTCTACTCCTCTTTAGTGTTGAGCACACACTCCTGAGGACAGGTTTTTATGCTCTTTGCGTAATTACTATTCCAATAGCTACTTCTTGCAAGAAGAAATTACAAAAACAATAAAGCCGCACAGGTTTCCCCATGCGGCTCTGTGTCATTTAGCCTTAATTACCGCCCATATTGACCTCGGATGGCTTGGAACAACGCATCGTCATCTTCATCTGCGGCTGGTTTTTTAGCCTCAGATTGGCGACCATTTGAGCTAGGCGTAGCGGCAGATAGGGCTTTATTGGCTTTACGGAGGTCTGAAAGCTCTTTCCTCATGCCATTAAGCTGCTCAATCAACACAGCGGCCAAATGAGGTGCTTGAGCCTGCAAAGCGCGATCTTCTGGCGTATCTGCGATCTTAGCCTCTTTGAGTGCGCTAAGAAGTTCGGCACGCTGCTCTTGGGGAAGCTGTTTGAGAAGCGGTCCCATTTGCGTCTCAATCATCTTGGTGGACGATTCAACGGCAGTTTGCCAAGCCTTTTGTTCCTCAAGTGTTTGCTTGGTAACAGTTTGCTTCTTTTCGTGTTCGTAAGCAGCACGGTTTTTGGCGGCATTTTCCTCCAAATCAGCTTCTTTCTTCCAGATTTTGTGAAGCTCATTAGCCTTGTCCAAAATGGTTTTGGCAATGGCAGTAGGAACCTCGTCGTCAGCTTCCTTCAACACTTTCTCAATGGCAAGGTTGCGCTTCCATTCAGAGATTTCAGTGAAGGCTTTGGCTAGGCCATCCTTATCAATGTGGAACTCCGACACCATTTCGCTGATGTCTGTGTCAATTTCGCTGATGGGCTTCGCAATTTCATTTTGATATGTTTCCGACAGCTTGAAATCGGTCATGTCTCGGAATCGGCGCAAATCTTCAAGTTCCTTAGTCACCTCGTCGTCGAAAACGGGTTTCTTTTTGAACTCTTCATACTCAGCTTTGAGCTTTTCAAACTCAGGCTTCATCTTCTCGTATTCCTCTTTGACTTGCTTCAAGCCTTTCCAAGTGGCTTTTTCCTTCTCGGTGGCGACTCGGTTCTTGTAGGTCGGAATGTCGTCCTCGCCTTCTTCTTGGGTTTCAGACGCTTCTTCTTCAGCGGCTTCCTCCTCTACCTTCAGCTTTTCCTTGAGAGACTTAGGCTTGTTTTCCGCAGGGTTTTCCGCTTTTTCCTCTTGTTGTTTTTGAGGTTTTTCAGCGGTCTTTTCCTGTTTCATCACAGGATCGGTCTGCTGTTCAGTTTTGGCTTCGGGTGCTTGACGAATAGCGTCCCGAAGTGAGCTAAAGTCGTCCTCCATTTGAATTTGGGGAGCGGCTTCTGTTTGTGGTGCGGTAGGTGCGGCTTGTGCGGTGTCCATATTGGGTTATTTCAAATGTTTGCGGAGCTTTTCAGGAAGGTTCTCCAGTCGAAGATCAGGCGGCAACGTGTGTTCAAATGGCGTTTCCGTCTTTTCGTCTTCTGGAGCTTCATTCAGCGGGAACGTCATGCTAATCAAAGCAGACAGAACCTCGTTGATGCCCACCTTGCGATGGTAGTCATGGGCAATAATGGTATCGGGATGCACGCCAGCATAGATTTCTGGCATGGACTTTGGCACCCCAGCATCACGAATGGCGTCAAGCGCACTTCTTAACACCGGATGCTGAAGGAGTTCGTTAAGTTGCGCTCGGTTACTATCAATTTTCCGAAACGCGATGGTTTTTGAATTTTGGATCATGCAATTCTGTTATTGGCCTGTTTTTGGGCCATCATTCTCATTTTGAGAGCATTTTGGGCTGTCTGTTGAGCAAACTTAGCGTCATTCTGAGCAAGTTCCTGAGCACTCTTTTTGGCTGCGAAGTCAAGTTCAAGGGCTTTCTTCTGCGCGTCCAGCATGGCAATCCGAGCGGCTGCATCAACCGCTTGGCGGTCAGTGGACAACATAGCGGATTCTTGTGCTGGAACTTCTTCGCCAGCTTGTTGCGCTTGTTCTGCGGCTTTACGCTGCTGCGCTTCGAGATGCTTCGCACCGTTGATAACCACTTCGCCAAGCTGTTGCAGTTCTTCTTTGTAAATCTTGAACAGCGGATTGCGCTGCGAGATAAACTGCATGTGTTCTCCGGCGTGCTGCCAGATCATCTGCATTTGAGGGATGGCTTGCTCCATTTCGATCTGAAGCTGGCTCAAAGCGGTATTCACTTCGTCTAGCTTCTGGAGATGCGTTCCAACGTGGATGACGTGATTTTGGTTCGGCTCGATAACAGCAGGTTGGCCCAGCCCCATGAGGGCGTTTTCCATGTTGGCAATCTGGAGGTCCATTGGAGGACGTTGCCCCGGTTGCTTTGGAACCAGCATGTTTGCGTAAGCCACATCTGTATGAGAAGCAAGATAGGTGCGAAGAGCAATCTGTTGACCATCTGCATCCAAGCGGTCCATGACGGACATTACCGCTCCTGCGGCTGTGCGGCGTTCAAGCACAGAACCTTTGCCAAGACCTTGATTGATTTCGATGCCATCCACATCCACGGCGTAAATGGCTTCAATCGGCACCCCACGCTTGATACAGCGTTTGCGGAACTCCAAGACTTCCTTCCAGCCACCATGACCAGCAGGGTAATCTTTGTTGCACGCACGGCGCACGATTTCCTTAAAGTCGTTCTTCCAGCTATCGAAGAAAAGGTCAATGCCACCTGTGGCGAGACGACCTTGAACAGCATTTGCGCTTTGGATTTCTTCGGCAGTCTTGGGAGTTTTGCCGTCCTGACTCATGCCAACACGGAACGAACTTGTCCGCATGTTGAAGATGTTAGTCAGAGAACCAATCGCAGGAATCAAACTGTCCTTAAACGGAACGTGAGGAACTTCTGGGAAGGAAGTGCCTTGCAGAACCACATTGTATGGACCGCGAGGCTGAATCATCTGGTCAATAACTGCATCTTCGGAAGAAGCCTGAATTGCGGGTGTTGCCGCAAAGATGGCTTGATCCATGAACTTGCAGGTCATCAGGTTCAGCATCACCGAACCGTTGTGGCCGTTCCAACCATTGCCACGGAGGGCATAGAAATCACCGTTGCTGCCCACGCCATAGGTGTAGGCCGTGATTAGCTGACTCATGTGGTTATACACACCTTCGCACTTGTAGAGCCAATCGCCTTGACCGTCATAACGACCAATGACGTGTGTGATGGTGCCATCTACTTCGGCAATCCATCCGTGGATAAGTTGAACCGTAGTGGCAGAAAGACCGCTAAAGTAGTCTTGATCTTTGTAGGTTTCTTGGGTTTCCTGCGGATTAGAAGTATCAGGCGAACGCTGTTGAGCAGTCTTAATCGCTTTCAGAACTTCATCGGGATTCCAACCAGCTTTGATGGCAGCATCACGATTCTCAATTTTGCGATGCAGTTCTGATGGTAGCATCTCAACTTTGCAAACCACCAAATCAACATCGTTGATCGTAGCGCGAGTGCGGCGTGGCAGCTTCAAATACTGAAGATCATACACCTTCCAGCGCCAGTCATACTTGTCCTCACGGAAAGTGAAGGACACGCCAAACATGGTAAATTGATGAACGCAAAGCTGGACGTTAAAGTTGAAATCGCTCCAGTTCTTCACCATCCGACTGATTTCTTCGGAGATGATTTGGCTCCAAGTAAGTTTTTGCTGCTCATCGCCAAACTCAGTTGGGACCGTTCCAAACTGGTCAATCGCATGGAAAAGCTGAATATAAGGCTCTTCAACTTCCCGTTGACTTTGAGACAAGTAACCAAAGTTGACATTGGTTCGTCCTGCCATCCCATGAATGCGGTCACGGCCTTCTGAAAAAGGGGGATTGCCGTCCACTTCCGATTGAACCAATGCCCTTGCACGCATGGCTTGGAAGTCCGCAATGAACAAACCGTTCCAAACGCTTTGTAGTGCTGATGGGTCTTTTACCCGATTCCGCAAGATGATTTCGCCATCCTCGGCATCCACAATGGGGGGCAAAGTCGAAGGATTGTTAGGGACGTTTGAAAGCTGCAAGGACATTTAACAAAGTATGCTCAAAGTGAGGCATAACAAGCCGATTGTTTGCTTGACTACTCCAATGCGTCAAGCACTCTTTTCACGAAAATGACGGGAAAACCAGCAAGTAGGCAAAGAAAGTGGCAGCTCAAACAAAGTGAGGCTGGTCTTTGTTCTCTTTGCAGCGAGCCTTTATTGAAGTGGGGGCTATGCCAACAGCATGTGGAATTGGCTACCATTCGCAGGCGAAAAACCAAGAAAGTAAAGCGTCACTACTTACCCAAGGGGGCATGGACAAAAGTAGATTGGTCAATGCCACAAAAACAAATTGCCTCCAACATGGGAGTGTCGGAGGCAACTGTTCGGTATCACCGAAAGAAGATTACTTTCTCTTGGCAGGACTCACACGCGCTCCCATCCCGACACGGGATTTTTCGCGCATCTTAGCCCTCATTTTAGCCGGACCCATTTCAGAGGCCGTTTTGGGAGTCTTGGAAGAAACACGCTTGGTAGGTCGGCAATACTCGTTATCTCCGCCAGCACCACAGGGTTTGCCTGTTCGCTGGTCCTTCCACTTCTCCTTTTCCCATCGCTTGAGATTGGAACCAGCTTCGCCTTTGCGGACGTTGCCTTTAGCTTTACGGCACTTGGCAATAGCTTGAGAAGCGCGAGCCGATGGAAACACGGCATAGCTGGCTTTGACTTTGTTGTAGCAGGAGTCCTTCATGTTATTTCTTCTTCACGCTTTTGCTTCCGACACAACCCCATTTTTTCCGCGACAGGCTGTTGGGCGAGTTGCGATCTGAACGCCAGTCACCAGCGATCTTGTTGCTGCGAGCACAGTAAGCATCTGCACGCTTGCTGCCGATAGGTCCAATCTTACTACCCTTCTGTCCGTATTTGACAGTTTTAGTGCGTCCCGTCGAAGGATTCTTGACGGTCTTTGAGAACTTCTTTTCCATATTGTGTTAGTGTTTGGTTAAGACAGCGAGAGACGCTGTTTGATTTGGTATTGCCTCTTCTCGGAATTATCACAAATCCCTTGAAGAAGATTCTGCGTGCCTTGTGTGGCTTTCGGTGCGGCTTTCTCAATCAGAGCGCACAAGTCTTTTTCCCCTTTGAGGATGATGCGAAGGAAAGCATCTGCTTTGGTTTCATCAGGAGAAACGCTGGACATCTCGGCAGCAGTCTTATTGATCTTGCTGATGCTGATAGTCTCGGTTCCATGTCCAATGGTGCGCTCAATGATGTCATCGTAAGCAGCTTCATAGTCAGGGTAAAGTTTGCCAAGGAACTTGTGGTCTTCAAAGAAGGTTGGTCCTTTGATGACGTTGTGAGCACGATGGGCAAGAAACTGGAGGGCGCGAAGGAGGGTGGCGATAGAACTCATGGCAAAAGACTATTCTGATTTAGAATTTACGCAAAGCAAGTTTCTAGCTTGAGTAAAACCAGCCGAGTAGGACTTGGCTTTCTCAATGAGAATCTGGCGGGTATGCTGATAGTTCAGCCAAAGAACAAACCAAACCCACGGGATGCTGATGGTGATTGCGCCAATAATATAGGCTTTAAGTTCAATCATATTTGTGAAATTAAGATGGCGTTTCTTCTTCGGCAACATTGTTTTGAACAAATTTCATCAATTTACCCCATAGTTTTGCACTCCAAGGCTGTTTGCCTTTTTCCAACATGCAGATGTATGACGAGCTTACTCCAAGGATTTGAGCAAAATGAGAAATGCTTAGATTGAGGTCATGGCGAAGATTGGTGGCAAACTGAACTTTGACGCTCTCTAAGTTCTTTTGAACCTTTTCTAGGTTTTCAATGGAATCATTGATTTTGGCGAGTGATTCTTGATGTTCTTTATTCATTAGATAAGGATAGTTTGATGTAAGCCGTTCTTAGCTTTTCGGATAGAGGAAATAATTTTGGATTCGTCTTTATTTTTGTTGATGGCGGTTTGAATGGCACGTTGGTTGTCTTCTACGATCTTGCTGTTCCAGCGATGTTTGGCGCATCCTGTTGCCGTGATTTGCTTCATGGCATTTGCATACATCACCTCAAAATACTGGCTAAAATGTTCGGCTATCTCAGGGGTGAATGTTCCACAATCAAGCACATTTCGGGATGTCTCAACCTCTTTTCGGTGGTCTGCAACGTGTTTGGGTAAAGGCATGTTTTCCCCCTGATAAACCTCAATCGCCTTCGGAGCATGAAGCAAAATGCCCATTGCTCTCCAAGCATCGTAAAATGGACCTAGATTCTCCCTTGTTGCCCCCCATTCTTTGTAGATTAAATCAAACACCTTTTGCTGGCCTCTTGATGATGGACTGAGCCTTCCAATAGTGGTGGTCAAGTATTTGGGCAGAATCACCCTTGAAGCATCCAGCCAAACAATTCGATTCCCCAAAGCTGCCAAGTCAGAACGGTGATACTTGTGGTCGCCAGCTAACGCACCCAGCTCCGGCAAATTAACCTCCACAATGCCAATCGCATTCGCCAACTCCCAAAGAGCTAGATACAACAGTTTGTGCTGACCACTCATATCCCCCAAATTGGAAAGGATATTGGATTCATAAATCTTTGGCATGTGGTTGCTTAATATAAAAAGTTAACCATTGAATCAAGAAGTTAATAAATTATTCTATAGGGTATAGCATACCCTATAAGAGGATTGTTCTTTATATAGGGCTTAATATACCCTATAGACTTTTTTATTAACTTTCGTCAAAATCCTCCAATTCCCGCAAAAACTTACCTCGATACAGTGACTTTTCCTTGATACTCAAGGATTTCACACGAGGTATCTCTGGAAACATGACAAAAAATGGGTCTGAAGCATGGGGCAAATCAAAAACATGGGCCAATTCATCATTACGGTTCTCCAATTCGGCATTCAGCGGTGTAAAGATATTCCAGCGACTCAAAACGAGGCAGGTTCTCGCAAGGCTTCTCAAATGCCGTGTCCACGCTCAGAACTCGGTTGTTCGGCACAGCAGCAAACCATCCCTCATTAACTTGCAGTAAGTGTAATTGTTTGTGTTGTTGGAAGCAATCCGACAAAGCATTCCCCGTGAAGTCAATCGTGCAAAGGTAACGCGCAGGCAAGCGGTCTGGATATGGCTTAATCCCACGCACATTCAGCAATTCAGCATTCCCACGCTTCCAGATGCCAAACTCATGGACGCAGAACTCCGACGAGAACGTGTCCCAAGGTTGGATCAACTCAACATCTGGCATCTCGCACGGCTTCCAGCAAATCGCCTGTATCGGCAGGCAATACATCGCCCCCGCTATCTCAGGTTCATCAAAACGCACCTGAAACTGGAGGCTCGCTGCTTCCTGACACCTTACCCCCAAAATGTGAGCCTTTAGGTATTTGCCGAACCCGCTTTGGTGGTTCTGGGTGAACTCTTTGCGGACGAGGCAATGGACGATGGAGGGTAGGTCGGAGAGAATGTAAGCCATAAAATTGTGATACAGAAGAAGTGGCACTCATCAGCCATGGGGTTGCAGAGATTCAGCCAAAGGTCGCAAATCCTCGACAGCAATCTTGATGGCTTCACCAAGACTTGCCGCAAGCTGATCCCACGTCTGGTTACCTCCTCGGTTCTCGATAGCATCGCAAGCCAACGACTGAGCCAAGATGAATAACCGACAGGCAGGATCATCCGTTACTTCATCAAGCGCACCAAGCACCTGCGTAAGACCTTCAGAGAGTATGTTTTGGTGTGGTAGGTTCATAAGATTAGTCTAAGATTCGATAAGCCATGATGTCACCGAGTGAGCCATCGTGCGACCAGTCTAGGGTGTTTCGAGTGAGGGTGTGCCTCCTCCCATCCCGATACTCAACCTCGTACCTTGTTTGTTTTTCAACGATTGGAGTGCTGCCACCACCATACCACGGAATCCATGCGGGGACAACGGGTTGCTTGTCGAGAATCCATGGGGGTTCTTTACTTGTCAGTTCTTGAATGGCTTTTTCAGTTTGCTCTGGAGTAGAATATGATGGTTTGTTGATTGCTCGCCTCAACTCCTCGCGGCCTGCTTTCCATGCTTTGAAGGCGTCATCCGAGTTGCAGAAAGTTTGAAGATCGCTAGTCACCCACCATTTAGCAAACGCCTCCCGCTCCTCGTCCTTGGTAAGTTGGTAGTCAATGGCATCAAGGATATGCTTCAAAGCCAACTCTCTTGCCCCTTCTATGCTTTGACCGTTGCTAAGTGCCTCTCTGCGAACAGAAGCAAACATATCCGCCAGTTCCTTGAGTGTGTAGTTTTTGTTCATGGTTTCAAAATCAGTTCAATCTGCTTAATCACGTTCGCAAGATACTTGGTCTGCTCCCCCGTCAAATTATCCCCATGAAATCCCAAAAGGGTGCTCAACTGAAGATACACATTCCGCATAATCAACAAAGCCTCCCCCAGCTTCTTCTCAGCCTTCCCCTCCCGCTCCAGCTTCTCGCAAGCATCGTCTAGCCAAATGCCAATGTCTTCATTCTGAGGCTGATCGTCGTGCTCACCCCTCCGCCATTGGTTGTAGTAACGTAAATTATCAATGAGTTCAGTTGTCGTGTTCATATCAGATTTGATGTCCAAGGGTTAGTAATAGCGCATCAGCCATTTGAGAGGCGGTGGCTTCAAAAATTCGCCTTCTGTCTTCCACATTATTTGAAGACCAATTTGCACCCACGACATAAGCCAATCGTTCTGAATACTCAGCTTTGTCTTTTCCGTTTTCATCCCAATCTGGCAGTTTCGCCACAGCGCCGCAGATGGCATCACGGGAGGTGAGGTAGTCAGGCGTCCCGCTGCCAATTTCGACCATTGCGCACCCGCAAAGAATTTCCCCACAGTTGTCGCAGGTTTGACCATCAAACTCAGCGATGGCGATTTGTTTCTGTTCAGTTGTCATGTTCATATCGTAGGACCAGCCCCTTCTCACATCCACCTCCATCACGCAAGTATAAAGTAGAAGATATTATTCAGAGGGTGGCTCAGACGATCCAGCAGACCTACCCCTCGGCATACACCCACACGACTTCGTCTTCCCCCGCTTCAAGTTCTGATACATCGCCTCCATCCGACACCCACAATCACACTCGCATAACCACTTCGATAACCCATGCAGATTCCGCGACACAAACGATAAAACAACCAACGACCCAAATCGCTGACCCGTTAATGACTGTGGCTTGCGTCCCATAAGTTAAGAATTGGTTACATCCATGAATGCCCCTATGAACTCCGCCGCGACTTGGGGAACGATTGCATTGCCGTAACCGCGCAGTCGCACCATTCGGGCGGGAATCCCATGAGCCAGCGGGAAAAATGCGGGTTCAGTTGGAATGCGGCGGGTTTTTCCGTCTCGGCAGTGGACGAGTTGGGAGTCGGCCCAAGGATAGTCTTGCACTGAATCGCTATCGGCATCCCTGCTCCATTGCCGTTCCCGTGCTTCTCCTTGTTTTTCGCCTGACGAACGTCCCACGTCTCCAGCGTCTCCCCGTCGTTCATGGCTCTGGCATCGGGTGTCGTCCACCCCGCCATCTGCGCTGTTGCTGGCAAATCCATCACCTCCCCTTTGTAAGCTCTGCCCTGCGGACCTTTCCAATCTCTTGCTTGAGTCGTCGGCCACCCAATACAATCTCTGCCTGATGTGCGGTGCGCCAACGCTGTGTGCGCCCAATACGGTCGCCCCGCAGGAGTAACCTTCTGCTTCCAAGTCTGCCGATACTCCATCGAGCCAGCCGTGCCCAATCGCTGACGCAACCTGTTCCCCAAAGACATGCTCAGGGCGGCACTTGCGGATGAGTTCAAAAAACACCGGCCAGAGATGCCGCTCGTCTGCTGCTCCAAGCCCCTTTCCCGCAACACTAAAGGGCTGGCAAGGACAACTCCCTGTCCACACAGGTCTGTCACTTGACCATCCGGCAAGCTGCAAGGCAAGACTCCACCCTCCAATTCCAGCAAAGAAATGACATTGGGTGAAACCACGCAGGTCGTCGGGCGACACTTCCGCGATGCTTCGCTCATCAACGTGTCCATCAGGGATTGCTCCCACTTTAATGAGTTCTCGGAGCCATGCTGCTGTTTTAGGTTCATATTCATTGTAGTAATTCATAGTTAAAGTAGAAGATACTTTTTAAAGGTAGAGCTAAAATCCAAACAACACCCCCCACCTCACGGAAATCAATCCCTCCCAAAACAAAGGGGGTGGTGGTCAATTCAAAACCCTGACAGAACTCCATTCAATGTCAAATGGTAGAAGATATATTTGGGGCGGATTTATGGAGAGGGGCTACGCATACCAGCCGCCCGTGGTTTTGCCCCCCGCCGGGGACGGGCGTGGTGTGCTCTGCTGCTGCTGCTGGCTACCCGCTGGCGCACCCGCTCCCCCTGCTACGCTGCTGCCCTGCTCTCATCGCTTTGGCACCGGCTCAAGCAATGCCCTAGCTTGTCGCTGTCCTTGTATTTACTTTGTAGCTAACTCCTAACAAGATCACTAAAGAGGACTTTGGGGCCTGATCGAGCTACAAATTGAATGAATCCCCATAGTTTCCGCTATCTTCCACAATTTCTGCCTCACACTCGATGACATTTGAGTCCTCTTGACCTCCGCCGAATGCGAAAGCTTGATTGATCTGAACTTGTGGCTGGCTCCATTTACCGGCCAAAGCTGCCATTTTGAAAATTCTCTCCACATCGGCTATGTTTTCGATGGCTAAATGGTCGATTTCGCCACTGGCTCGCTTTAGCCCTTTTTTCGCTATTTGAGAGGCCAGAAGCAAATTCGAGGCACTTAACCCCTCCGCACTCTCCGAAACTTTTTGGGCTACTTTTTGCGCCAAAGAAGCCGATTCTACCCCTTTCGTTTCAATCCGCGTTTCTTTTTCCTTTATAGCTCCATTAACAAGCTCTCGATTCGCGTTAACTGCCGCTTTCCAGATTTCATTTCGGAATCGTTTTGTCCTTATCGTTTCCTCGCTGACTCCGAAACTCTCGCTTAATTGACTATCGGGAACTCCGCGAATGTTTGCGGCTTGTAGAGCATCCCATTGCTCATCTGTTAGGACAGGTGTGTTTGCCATAAATCACACTCCCTTTTTCCTTCTACCTTTCAAGCACTTTGTTCCACATGGAACATTCTAGAAATTATAATCTGAAAAGATGGGGTGGGGGTATTGACATCTCTCACAAAGGCGAATATAGGAGAGCATGCTCAAAATGAGCTTATCCAATATGACAGCCACTAAATACACATCAGCACTAGAAACTACTGAACACGTCCACGCCAAAGTTCGAGCCCTTCGTGAGATTCCAAGAATCACCATTTCGGAATCAATCGACACGGTTGAAGCTCACATCGGCAAACGCATGTTGTTTGCCGCGCTCCGCAAGTATGAGGGTGGCCCTTGGATCACTCGCCAAATGCGAGGAATGTTTGATCGTATCGCCTAATCTCCCACGGGGGCCGCATCCTACACGCACAAACTCAAACCACACCACACGATATGAAATCACCAACTCACGTTGAAATCGCCAACAACTACGCGCTCTGGATGGAATACGTTGACCCATCAGGCATTGATTCCGAAGAAGCATTCAGCTCGATGAGTGCAGAGGAAAAAATCAACATCATTAAAACCTGTTTCGGTGAAGAAAAAACCACCACTCTAACCCCATGACCTCCCGCGAACGCGCCCAACTCCGCGCCAACCTCTACGCCCTCGCCCACGATCTTTTCGGCGGACTCCTGCTCGCCGGTTTGACCGTAGGCTTGGCGTTTCTTTTCTCCGTTAAATAACCCAAAACACAAAACACAATATGACACCCATGCAAACAAACGAAACATTGCCACTTTATACCATCGCCCGAAAAATCCGGGCCGATTGGAAAAATGTTAACTACGCCGCGAGGCCATACCTCGAGGCGATGTCGAGTCTCTCATCTGTCAATGACAGTTATGGCTTTGACAACGCCAAGTCTATTATTCGCTACTTCTTATGCAATGCGTCATCGTGGCGCGGCCCTGTAGCGAAAGAAGTAAAATCACTCCTGAAATCAATGCTCTAAACTTTACTTTTATGTTCCATCTAATCAATCAATCAACGAATTCAAAAGTCGGTTTAGGCGTGGCCGTTTCAACCTCCACAGCTACCACATGCCCTGATGCCTGCCCTCTCAAAAGGGCAGGATGCTACGCTGATTCTGGCCCTCTTGCGCTCCACTGGCGCAAAGTCACGAAAGCTGAGCGTGGCCTCATATGGCGAGCGTTTATTAAGAGCGTTCAAGCCTTGCCCGTAGGATGGAAGTTTCGCCACAACCAAGCGGGCGATTTACTCGGTCAAAACAACCGCATTCACCGTGGCATGCTTCGCCAATTGGCGGGTGCTGTTGCGTCACGTTCTCTTCGAGCGTGGACGTATACCCATAAACCGTTAACCAAATCAAACGTGGCAGCAATAAAGGAGGCGAACGAATCTGGATTCGTTGTCAATCTGTCTGCAGACAACCTAAAAGAAGCAGACAGAAAAGCGGCTACAGGACTTCCAGTGACGGTGATTTTGCCCCGTGACGCCGCTCCGGTAACCTACACGCCGCAAGGGCGCAAAGTTGTCACTTGCCCTGCTCAAACGCGGCAAGGCACAACCTGCTCTTCTTGCATGCTCTGTCAGCGTGGTGATCGATCAGTCATTGTCGGATTTAAAGTCCATGGCACCGGCGCCAAAAAAGCTGAAAAAGTAGCCCTTAACTCATAAAACATGACCCAAGACTATAACTCTCTCCGCGCCCATTATCGCGCAACGTCTCAAAAGCTGGCACGCTCCCGCCAAATCAGGGAGGGCATAACTTGGCTCTCTCTCTGGCTCTCCGTTGGCCTTGCCGCCGCGCTTGCGCTGCTCTGACGCTCATCCCGCGCCTCTTAACGGGGGCGCGGCATTGAGCGCCAAAAGCGCCAGCAAACAACGAACCAAAACACAATATGAACACCACTGACTCATACCTGTTTACCGAAGAAGAAATAGCCGTTCGCCGCAACCTTCCACTTGTTAACGGCTACGACACGCACCGCATCGTAACCCTCGACCGCGCTTCCACCTACGAACAGCCAACAAATTATGAAGTACGCAAAACTGCACATGGAGGATGGTGGGGTATAGCCACCTTCGCAGATGGCACGGTTCTGAAAAAGTTTCGCGGCAAGCCTGCTCGCATTATTTCCAAGTCTCAAGCTGCCGCCTGAAAAGAAAACTGCACACGCCATGAACACCGAATTAGAAACCAAGCTAGAACGCCTTTTCGCCGCGATGGAGGCCAAACAAGCTGAAATCCGGCGAGAAAAAGAGGATCAGAAACTTTCCCGCCGCCGCTACTGGTGGCAAGAGCCGCAAACTGAACAAAACAATAATAACAACGATGAAAATTACAATTACCATTGAACTGAACGAAGATGAAAAAGGTTGGATTAGCTGCCCCGAAATGCGCTCGTCCTTCCCCACCAAAAACGCCACGAAAGACGTTGCCGCCCTCATAGCAGAAGCTATTGACCTTGCTGAAGAAGCTCAAACATTACCTGCTGCCGTGCAATATCCAGCTATGCCTTGCTTGCGTCAGCATTCCTCTCATTGGGCGAAGGATCGAAAGGCAGGACTGCTAGCTATGGTCAACGATCCAACCGCTAGTCCCCAAGAGCGTTTTCTTGCTGCTGCTATTTTAAAACAACCATGAAACCACGCCTTGCCCGTTTCCTCATCTCCTACCGAATAGCCGCAAAAACCTATTCGATCACGCTCCCCGGCCTCTCCGCCAGCCACGTTTGGCGATCATGGGACCGCCCCGGTTCTACGCTTTTAAACGTGGTTGAATGCGATCACCACGGATTGCCAGTGTAAGAGCCGCGAATTAACAAGAGCCGCAAAAATAAATTCAAAAACCATTTGCCTACCTGAGAAAGCGCCGTAAATCGGCCTCAATAATATGATACAAGATATGACCATCGAACAGTTTTGCACCAAGCACCGCGCCTGCAAAGAAGGCAAAAAGTGGGCTTTAGCCTCCTGCGTTTCAATGAAGGAAGTGTGGGAAAAAGCCAAACCAGCTTGGCTGCTTTGGGTTGCCACGCGACCTTCGGTATTGACGGATAAAAAACTGCGTTTGTTCGCGGTGTTCTGTGCTCGTCAAGTTCAACATTTAATGACCGATCCTCGAAGCATTGAAGCAATTGATGTTGCCGAAAAATATGCTCAAGACAAAGCAAGTGATGACGAGCTTGCAGCAGCACGGTCAGCAGCATCATACGCATCAGCAGCATACGCAGCATACGAAGCAGCAGCATACGCAGCAGACGCAGCAAACGCAGCATCATGGGCAGCAAGAACAGTAGCAAGGGCAGTAAATACAGCAGCATACGCAGCAGCATGGGCAGCAAGCAACACGGCCATAAAAGAATCTCAAGCCGCATGGCTTCGGGAAAACACCACACCTAATTTTCTATGACAACACCAAACTCAATAGTCGAGCTTCTTCGCAAGCATCACAACGAAGCTGCATCACCGATGGCCTTTATTCGGGCCATCCGCGAGAAATGCGGAGTCCACACATCTAGCGTTTATCGCTGGGTAAACGGAGAGAAATTTCCGAACGGTCAGCACACGTTATCAATCCTTGACTACCTTAACGAGCAAGAGCCGCAAAATGAAACTACTCGCTGATATTTTAATCGTTGCGTGGATCACCACCACGATCATTGCCGCCATTCACTTACTTTTCAAAGTCCTATGAGCCGCCACGGAAACTCGATGATCCCAAGTGATCGTCAATACGATGAATACTACGCCATACGTTGCGATGATTGCAACGTGAAGCTGAACACCGAAGAACTCAAGCGAGGCGACCCATACCTATGCGAGATTTGTTTTGAACGCGAACAAGAAACCGAAGAAGAATGAACACACCAAGACCAACACCTGAGACGGATGTTGTTGTAGCCAATGACACAGGCGACAACGGATTCTTAGACGAAATTGTTAAAACTTGCCGCCGTTTGGAACGCGAGCGCGACGAGACGGTCAAGCAACTCGAAGCCATGCGTGACGAACTGCAAAAGGTCTGCCAGCAGCGGGACGCATGGGCCATGCGGTGTGACAAGCTAGATGTCACAGCCATGCGCGAGGCGATCAAAGAGGCGATTGATAGCTTGAATAAATGCTCGCGAGTAATTGGTGCGCCAAAGACTTACGAATGGGCCGATGAGGATGTTTGCGATGCAGCATACAATTCAGCTCAAACCACCCTCGCCAAACTCAAACCCTTCCTTCCATGAGTGAAGAAGAAACCCACGACACAGACGAATTGCTGAATACCATCCGCAAGCTCGAATCCGCGCTTGCGGAAACCGCAAAAGCGAGAGATCACAATCGAACATGCGTGAAACAACTCGAACGCGAGCGCGACGAGGCCCGCGAGCAACTTGAAGCCATGGAACGCGCAGGAGCCGAGCAAGCTCGACGCGCAGACGAGAACCGCGAATGGGATTTAAGAGCGGAGCGCGAGCGGGATGAAGCCCGAATCCATCTCCGCCACACGATTGACGAACTTGCCGACGAGCAACAGGCGCACGGACTCACAAAAGGCAAGCTGACCGAATGCCAGATGGAAATGGCAGCCATGCGTGAAGCCATCAAGGAAGTGTCTTTGCAACTGACCTTTGCCGAAAAAGTGTCCCGCACCAGCGTCCTCCACATTTATGTCTATGACGCCCTCGCCAAACTCCAACCCTTCATCCAGCCGAAACCATGAACATGACCGACGAACAAATGAGAATCGCCATCGCCTTCATCAAAACCCTCAACCTTGAACCAAAATGACTATTGAAATCAACCGCACAGCAGGCATACTAGCCGCTCTCGATTACCTAAACATGACCGTGCCGAAAACGCCTGTCATTGGTAGGATCAGACAATTTTCCAAAGCCCCTCTGCTTGGGACGCCGAAGACCTCGGTGGAATTGAGGAACACTAAACAAGACTAATATGAGCACAGAAAATACAGAACCAGCAGCAGCACCAACACGTCAGCTTGCAAAGCAGCAAGCGACTCTCAAAGACCTGATTAGCGGCGACAAGTTCCGCGAACAAGTTTCCCTTGCACTTCCAGCGCATCTTACACCTGAGCGATTCAGCCGCATTGCGTTGAATGCCCTTCAGCGCACACCGAAGCTGCAAGACTGCACGCAGGCCAGCTTGTTTAAATGCTTGCTCGACATGGCAGCAATGGGCATCGAGCCTGATGGTCGTCGGGCGCACTTGATTCCATACGGCAACGAAGTCACGCTGATCCTTGACTACAAAGGTCTGCTAGAACTCGTTCGTCGTTCGGGCGATGTGGTCAGCATTCGTTCCGAGCTTGTCTGCGAGAACGATGAGTTCTCATGGGAGAACGGTAAGGTCACGCACAAGATTGACTGGCGCAAACCCCGTGGCGAAATGCAAGCGGTGTATGCCGAGGCCGTTCTCAAGTCCGGCGAAACGCAAACTGCAACCATGACCAAAGATGAAGTGGATGCCATTCGCAAACGCAGTCGCAGTGGTAGCAATGGACCTTGGGCAACGGACTATGGTGAAATGGCTAAGAAGACAACCCTCCGCCGTTTGTGCAAATTGCTTCCGCTCTCTCCTGAGATTGCCGAGCACGTTGACAAAGATCAAGACATTGTGCGCGAGATTGACGTGACTCCAACAGTTAAAGCCTCCCTCAACCTTCCATCTGCACAGGAGGAAGCCGTATGAATAATTTCGACCAACATCTGTTTAGTTTGTATGAGCCAGTCGGCAACGCATGGGTTGAGAAGAACTCATTCGTTTTCCATGAAGCGAAGCAATGTGGGATTGCATTAGCTGGGTCTATTGGGGCCGCAGTTGCATCCAAAAAGGCAAGAAAAATTCCGGGTGATATTGACTTTGTTTCCCCTGATCTTATGTCCGCCATGAGATTCCACACCCGACTTCAGGACAAGCTGTTCCGTTATCCCGTTTACTGGCAAACACAGATCAATCACCGGACTAATTTTTGCCCTGACAATGTGGATGTTCATATCCGACTGCATGCTCCATTTTGGTTGCCAATTTGCATCTTTGTCCTCCAAGAGGGAAAGTTTAGACAATGGTTCACAAAAGAAGCGCAACCGATTCAGTTCTTTGGAGATGTTCGCCAAGCAGCCGAAGAAATGGAAGCAAGAGATGGTAAAATTAGGGAGGTTGGCGTCCCAAATGACAATGCGTTATTGGATGATCTGTTGGACGCATGCAAAAGCCCATATATGCCTAATCTATGATTATTCTTGAAGAAAGCATTTACCGGCCTCATCCGGCGCTCAACTATTCGGCAGCCAAGTCGTTGCTAAAGTCACCAAAGCACTTCCAAGCATCGCTCAATCGCAAGTTTGAGCCATCGCGGGAGATGATTATTGGCAGCGCGGTCCACAGCATCGTTTTGGAGGGCAAGCAACCTTCCTACATCGTTCGTCCTGCTGATCTCGACCTTCGCACCAAGGAGGGTAAAGCATGGCGGGATAAGCACGCTGGCATGGAAATCGTTACGCAGGAAGATCACGACATTGTGCTTAAAGCTGCCGCTGCTGTGCAAGCTAGTCTTGACGCGCAGTATCTTCTCAAACTTTGTCCGCACCGAGAGATTGGTATTGTCTCCAATTACACCGGAGTGGAAATCAAAGGGCGTCTTGATGCTCATGGCAAAGACGAAGCTGGAAAGCCGATCATTCTGGACTTCAAGACAACGAGCGATGCTGATCCTGAAACGTGGGGCAAGAAAGCCTTTGGCCTTCGCTACCCCATGCAGACAGCATGGTATGAATCTCTACTAGCTCTTGAACTTGGCCTTGAAGAACCACCTGCTTATTTCTGGCTTGTGGTTGAGACGCAAGACCCATTCGATGTTGTGATTTATCAGCCACCCGAAGAAGCTCTGGAGATTGGCCGCGCTCAAATGAAGCATTGCATCGAAAGCTATAAAACGTGCCTTGCCACAGGTAAATGGCCGGGATACACAAAAGGAATCATTCAGCTTGAAGTTCCTGTATGGGAACGCAAACGCTGGATCAAGTAAGACAAACACCAAAGACAAACAAAATATGAATGAAAATATCACATTAGTTATTCCCAACGGGGATATGTTGCCTCAATCCATGCTGTCTAATATCCGCGAAGGATTCCAGTCAGCATTTGAGCAAGCTGAAACATGGAGAGAAAAAGCTCTTGCTATCAAAGTCACTTCATTGGCAGACAAAGAAGCTATGAAACAAGCTCGCGAAATGCGTCTAGTTTTGAAAAACATTCGTGTCGAAGCCGAGAAAAAACGCAAAGCTCTAAAAGAAGATGCTCTTGTAATGGGGCGAGCCATTGATGGTGTAAACAACCTGCTTCTTGCGGCCATCCAGCCACTTGAGAGGCACCTTGAAGAACAAGAGAGGTTCGCTGAACGCTTGGCTGAACAAGAGCGCCAACGCCGCTTGAGTGAGCGCACCGAAGCACTTCAACCATATCTTGAAGCAAATCAGGTTATTCCAGCCTTGGATGCGATGACAGACGACCAGTTTGCCAAGTATCTTGAAGATGCGAAATTGCTGCACGCCGCTAAGCTCGAAGCAGCCAAAAAAGCCGAGGCAGAACGCATCGCTCGCGAGCAAGCTGAAGCCGCTGAACGTGAACGTCTCCGCATTGAGAACGAACACCTCAGAGCGGAGGCTGCTGAACGAGAAGCCAAAGCAAAAGCAGAGCGCGAAGCCGCTGAAAAGGCTCAACGTGAAGCCGCTGAAAAAGCTCGCAAAGAACGTGAAGCTATTGAAGCCAAAGCAAAAGCAGAGCGCGAAGCCGCTGAACTTGAGCTTAATCGCATCAAGGCGGAACAAGAGGCCGCAGCCAAGAAGGAACGTGAAGCACGCGAAAAGTTGGAGCGCGAGTTGGCAGCAAAAAAAGCAGCCGAAGAAGCCAAGGCTAAAGCAGAGGCCGAGGCAATTAAAAAGGCTGCACAAGCTCCTGATAAAGAAAAGCTGCTACTCATTGCTGAATCGGTTCGGTCCATCAAGATGCCATCTGTTTCGACAGATGAAGCAAAATTGATTCTTGCTGACATCTCAACCAAACGGGATAACTTCGCAAAGTGGATCGAAAATCAAATCGCCACAATTTAACACCAAAGACAAAGACACATGCCTAACAACACCATCAACGTATCCTTCGACCTGCTTAAACTGCAAGGCGCGAAGAAAATCTTCGCCAAAGACGGGAAGCCCTACATCGCTATTTGCATTCCTGAAAGCCGCATCAAGGTTTTCAACCGCAAAGATGGCAGCGAAAGCCTATTCTTGGAACTCGACATCAAATCAAATCGTGATGGCGAGGACAAGTTCGGCAAAACCCACTTTGTTGCCGAAGCCACCACCAAGGAGGAACGCGCCGAGAAAGTGAAATTGCCCATAATCGGCAACGGAAAAGAATTCATCTTCAATTCAGGTGGAGGTGGTTCCAAGCCTGCTCCACGTCCAGCGAAGCAAGAGTCGTTTGTGGAGGACACGGGCGACGATACGGACATCCCATTTTGAGCAACCTCAACACCCCGTTGGCCGAGGGGTAAATCGGCCAATTTATAATATGACACTCTCAGAACTTATTCAGCAACTCAACGACCTCCACGCCAGTCTTGGTCGCGCCCCTAACATCGAGGTCAACTTTCGCATTGGCGATCCTCCAGACGATGAAGGCCAGTGTCAAATCTTCGACGTAGGATGGGAACCAAGGTTGCGTCTCGTCACCATTTGCGGGTAATTTATGACATTAGGCCATCATGGAATCCTCCGACTGTTCCCCAACGCAAGCCCTGATCTTTTATCTCGAAATACCAGTCAAGCTGCCATCGTGGAACGAGATTCTAGGGATGAACCATTGGCGAAGAAAGAAGTTCAAAGACGATCTAGCGAAAGGGTTCTTGTTCGCGTTACGAGCGTCCGCAAACGATTGCTCGATGAAGACAACCTCTGCGAAAAATACCATGTTGACCTATGCCGATACGCTGGAGTCATATCTGGCGACGAAGCAGGCAAAACGAAAATTGAGACAGCGCAGCGCAAAGCTGAAAAAGACGAAGAAGAAAAAGTAATCATCGAGGTTTTCCAATAATGCCCAACGCCAAACAGCCATCCCCAGCACTTAGGCTCCACGAACAAATGGCACGTTTGCTCAACGGGACAAAAGCTCATCACGACGAAGTTACCGAAATCCTCATTGCGTTTCTAGCGATTCAAGTTTCCAGCTACAATCCTCTTGAGCGCATAGACGTTTGGGACGCAGTTATTGATACCCTTGACGACATGATCGAAGAAATCAGCGAAATGAAAGACGAAGAAATCACAATACAAAACTGATATGACATCCGAATCCAATGTTTTCACTTTATCGCAATCGGCGCTTGAAGCAGTCTGCAAAGAACGCGACGAGGCTCAAGCAAAACTCAAAGAAGCCAAGGAGCTAATGAACGATGCCATGTGGCAGCTTATGATTTTCCTGAAACCCGCAGACACAAAAACTCAAGGCATCATCAAAAAACTTCAGGAAGCTCTTGTCTAAAATAATTCAAAAAACATTCAGAATCCCGATTGACTCTCGTTCGCATTTGTGCGAGCAAACCTATGTCGCAAGACAACCCACAATATGAAAACAAATAATAACATCATCACCAACACTGAAACTATCCGTCCTCTCGTAAGGGGATTCTACGATCTGCAAAAGCTCCGCATCCACACGGGCAACCGTTTGTGTGCTCAATTCCGCGCCAAGCTAGGGCTGCAATCTTCCGAGAAGGAGGAAGAAGATGAGAAGGCCGAAGAAGTCCTCGACATCATTCGTGCTTCATACAAGAAGCTCACCGATGGCGTGAAGAAGGAACTCCCCAACATGAAGTCCTTCGTGGGGGATGAAGTGATCTCCGACTACACCGAGCTTTGCCTCGTCTCGCAATACATTGACCTTGAATCCCGCGAGAGCACGCATCTTCGCCGCATCGAGAACATCGTGCAGGAACACCCATTGTGGGATGCTTTCTTTGCAAACGTGCGTGGTTGCGGTCCTACAATGGCTGGCGTCATCCTGTGCGAGATTGACATTACTCGCGCTACCTATCCAAGCTCTCTCTGGCAATACTCAGGCTTTGGCGTTGAAGCAGACGGACGTGGAACCAGTCGCCGCAAGGAGCACATGCACCGCATCAGCTACACGGACAAGGAGGGCAAACCTGCCGAGCGTGATGGCATCCGCTACAACCCTTGGCTCAAAACCAAGCTGTATGTCCTTGGCACTTGCTTCGTCAAGGCTGGTGGCCTTTACCGCTCATACTACGACAACTACAAGAACCGCTTGGAGAACAGCCCGAAATGGGTGGAAGCAAGCAAAGGACACCGCCACAACGCCGCGATGCGTTACATGATTAAGCGGTTCCTCGTTGATCTTTACAAGGCTTGGAGGCCGCTTGAAGGTCTGCCTGTTGCGCCAGAATACGGCGAAGGCAAACTCGGCATTATCCACGGCCAAGTTAAGCTGCCAATGGCGGCATAAATTTTGTCATTTCTGATAAGTCACCCAAAGTGTAAAAGCGAGTCACGTTCTTGAAGTCACCCATCGAGCGCAAGCGAGTCACACATATAAAGTCACCCTCTGGTAAAAAGCGAGAGTCTGTTTCATCAAGTCACCCAGCATAATAAAGCGAGTCAAGGGACCGAAGTCATCCATTGTCTTGAAGCGAGCCATTAGCGAGAAGTTACCCATAGAAAACAAGCGAGTCAGATTCATGAAGTCACCCATGAAAACAAAACGAGCCATCCGCGTTGAGCCAACCAAAGCGTCGAAGCGAGTCAATTCCCAACAGCCATCCACTGCCCGATAGCGAGCCATTGATCTAAAGCCACCCAAGTAGTGAAAGCGAGTCAGTATGCTGAAGCCAACCAAAGCCCATTTGCGAGTCAAGTGACTAGAGACACCCAACATCTTGTAGCGAGTCAACTATGAGCGACTATTTGACATCAACTTCTGCGTGAATATATGCAGAGTGCCGGTTAGCTGCGTGAGAAACAGTCCGGTTAAAATTGAGCTTAACTTCAAATGCTGCCCACCTTCCGGCGACCTCCTTGCTCAGGATTTCTCACCTCCGGTTGCGTGGGCAGCTCCTTTTTACATCCATGAAACCACATCAACTCTGTTCCGCATTCCCCGCCATGTCCGATGAGGACTTTTCGATTCTCTCTAAAGACATCGCTACGAATGGTCAACTTGAGCCTATCACGACCTTTGAGGGGGCTATCCTTGACGGCTGGCATCGTTATCAAGCGTGTGCTGAACTCAATATCACACCTAAGACCCAAGAGTTCAAAGGTGACGATCCTGCTGCCTTTGTGCTATCAAAGAACCTGCATCGCCGTCATCTGAATGCCAGCCAGCGTGCCGTTGCGGTTACGGCTTGCAGGGAGTGGATGCCGAGAGGTAGGCAAAATCAAATGGACACTAGTGTCCATTTAATCTCCAATGAAGATTTGGCAAAGGAGGCAAGCGTTGGGATTCAAACTATCAAGGACGCCAAAGTAGCAATCAAAGCAGGCCGCACGGATGAAGTGGTGGCTGGCAAGACTTCGGTGAAGAAGATTGCGGCTGAAGTTCGCGGTAAGCCCACAGAAAAGCCTAAACCTGTTTTTGCGCCAGAACCTGAGCGTGAGAATGATAATGGGATTGACCTTACTTCCGAGTTTCAGGCTGTCTGCGACGAGAACCAAAAGCTCCAAGAACTCAATGAAAGCCTGATGAAGGACGACACAAAGAAGGAGATTGCCGTTTGGCGTGACAAGTTTGACGCTGCCTGTGGTCGTATCAACCAACTCACAACGACCATCAACGAGATGAGGAAGCAGTTGGAGTATCAGACCAAGTTGTTCGCCAACATCCGCAAAGAACTGCGTGTCGAGAAGAACTCCGAAATCCTTTCAGCTATCAAGGAGGCCATGTCAAAATGAGCATTCCAATCGAACTGCGCCCTTATCAAAATGAGAGCGTTGAGGGATTGCGAGCTAACATTCGTGACGGCATTAAGAACCAAGTTCTTTGCAGTCCAACAGGAAGTGGCAAAACAGTGATTGCTCTCTATTTGCTTGACGAGTGCCGCAACAAAAACAAACGAGCCATCTTCGTTGTGGAGCGGCTTCCATTGGTGGAACAGACATCCGCCATGTTGGACAAGTTTGGCATCGACCACGGTGTTATTCAAGGCAATCACTGGAGAACGAGGCCGGGAGAAAAGATTCAAGTTGCCACTGCTCAGACGCTTGATCGTCGTGGCTGGCCTGATGCCGACCTTATCATCGTTGACGAATGCCATGTAATGCACAAGGACACGCTCAAGAAGATCGTGAAGCGTGACTCAATCACCATCGGCTTGACGGCTACTCCGTTCACTCGCGGGATGGGTAGATTTTACGACAAGGTGGTGAACGTGACGACCAGCAATAAACTTATGGACGAAGGTTTCTTGGTTCCAGCCAAGATTTTTGCCGCCAGCCAGCCTGATATGACTGGCGCAAAAGTTGTTGCTGGAGAGTGGACAGACGCAGAATGCTCATCTCGCGCCATGCCGATCATCGGTGATTGCGTAGCGGAGTATCTCAAGCATGGAAACGATAAGAAGTTTATCGCCTTCGGTGTCGATGTTGAGCACTGCAAGGAAATGCAGAAGCAGTTTATGGCTGCTGGCGTGATTTGTGAGCTTCATACTTATCAAGACGGAGACAAGATTCGTGAGGCGAACATGATCGAGTTTCGCAAGCCTAACTCCTACATTCGTGGATTGATTTCTGTGTCAGCTCTATCTCGCGGTCTAGATGTTCCAGATGTCTCTTGTGTCATCATGTGCCGCCCATTGCGCAAGGCATTCTCTGAGTTCATTCAGGTAATTGGTCGAGGCTTACGCCCTTATCCAAACAAAGATCATTGCATCATTCTTGACCATAGCGGCAACTACTCACGCTTTTTCGGTAAGATGCAGGACTTGTTTGAAGAAGGCGTCCACGAACTCGACACTGGCGAGAAGAATGACAAAGAGAAGAAAAAGAAGGAGGACAAGGAGAAGGAACCAGTTAAATGCCCCAAGTGTCACCATGTTCACACGCCGATGCCAGCATGTCCTGTGTGCGGGAATGTCTATCCCAAGAAGGAAACAGTCACACATGAGGCTGGAGAACTGCATGAGGTTGGTTCTATAAAGCGCATGTCCAGCGATGAAAAACGAACACTCTACGGGGAACTCAAGTGGATTGCCAGTAGCCGTAATTGGAGCAAAGGAGCATTAGCTCACAAGTTCCGTGAGATTGCTGGCGTGTGGCCCAACAATTACGAGGATGCTCCCATGCTCATAGCGACGCAAAAAACCATCAACAAAGTCCAGCAACTCCACATTGCTTGGATGAAATCAGAAAAATATAGACAATGGAAAGCAGCCAGAAAATGAACTTCAGAGACTTCCTTCTCTCTCTTGGAATCAATCCTCCGCAGACTTTTACACCCGGACAATGGCAACGGTGCTCAACTACGACACATCCACGCAAAAAGAACGCCAGCATCAAGCTCGTTGAGACAGGTGACATTGGATTTGCTCAAGACTTTGCTAATATGGCAGAACCCTGCATTTGGCGGCAGGAAGGAGCGACTAATGTAAAACCATTGGATCAGGCTGAGATACGCTCCAGAATTGCCGCAAAGAAGCGAGAACTCATTGAATGCACCAAAGCCGCAAGGGAGTTTTACGCGCACAAATGCACGCCACTGCTGCACGGGCATCCTTATCTCGACAAAAAAGGATTGGATATGTCTGGTTGTTATGGACTCAAACAAGATGAACGAGGTAATCTAGTCGTTCCTATGAGTCTCAATGGCTCGCTGATTTCTTTGCAGCGGATTACGCCAGAAGGGACAAAGTTGTTTTGGTCAGGAGCAACGACCAACGGCACTTCTTATGTTATTAAGCGCAAAAAAGCTACGATCACGCTAGTCTGCGAAGGCTTGGCTACTGGACTTACACTCTGGAATGCTATTCCTAACGCACAAGTGATTGTTGCTTTCAATGCAGGTAATCTTGCAAGGGCAGTCGTTCACCATGACATCAGCGGCCTGTGCGTTGTCTGCGCTGACAACGACCATGAAACCCAGCAGCGCATTGGTAAGAATCCCGGTGTAGATGCAGCCACTCTTGCTGCGGATGCCATCGGCTGCGACATTGCCGTTCCTGAATGCGTGAATGGCACTGACTTCGACGACTGGAGGCAGGAACTACTAGCGAGCGAGCGACAGCAGAACTTGTTCCGAAAGTGGAAACTCACTGACAACCAGATGCGCTCTAATGCTTTTGCCACGATCAAAGCCTGCATTTCTACACGACTAAAATTCATAAAAACCAAACATCCGGTTTATGACTCTCTTATTGCTGCCTAATGCGCTCCGGCGATAGGGGGATGGTAAGGGGGATTTTCAGAAAAATCCAATACTCTCTCAATATAGTGGATCAGCAATCTATAACGAATCGGCATAAGCCACTTACCGCATCCATGCACGATGTTGAGATAATTGTAGAAAAGCAACGTGCTACTGGATGGACAAACGCTATCAAGTTGAAGTATCACCCAGCCAAACGCACGTTTAGCAAAATGTAACCTCTTGCAAAACTCACCTTGACGCATAACCTTCTGTCAAATGGCAGTTGCCGCAAAACCAGTCAAAGATAATCGCGCCATCAAATATGGGCGTGTTTGGCCCAACAAACCTTGGGGTCCAAAGGGCAAGATTATCCCTTGTCCTGAGTGGTATATGGAGCTTTGCATTTTGCGTGGCTATGACCGAATGAAAGCCATTCCGGGCAACAAGTTGGTGAGTTGGCCGCAGCATTTTGTGAACTTCACCAAAATCGTGTTTGGTGATCCAAGGGGGATTTTCTATTTTGAGTGGAATCCAAATTCGATGCGGATTCTAGGCAACTTTTACAAACACAACATACTCGCAATAGCAGGACACAAATCGAGTTCTAAAACGGAAACACTAGCCCTTATAGGTGCAATGTGGTTTTTCCTATTCCCAAAAGATACTAAGGTCATAGTAACTTCCACTACGGTAGCAGCAGCCAAAGACAAGGTATGGGGAAAGATCAAACTCATCTGGATTCATCTGGAGAAGTATTTCGGTTCCAACTTTATGCCGGGAAAGCTAGTGGATTCGCAGAACCGTATTCGGTTTGAGCATGATGGAGTCAAAAGTGAAACGAGAGGCATCGTCCTTCTGGCATCCGAAAGTTCCTCCGAGAAAGAGTCTGCTGACAAGCTGCAAGGCACGAAGGCCGAACGAATGATTGTGATGGGTGATGAGTTCGCCACACTCAAGCATTCGCTTCTCAACACGGTGCTGAACAACCTTACGGCTAACAAGCAGTGCAAGTTGGCAGGGGCATTCAACCCAAACTCGTTCTATGATCCGGGTGGCATCATCTCACGTCCCAAAGGAGGATGGGCGACCATCACTGAGGACGATGACGAATGGGAAACCGAGATTGAGCCTTTTGGCCTCAAGGGGTATTGCATTCGATTTGACGGTGAGAAATCGCCAAACGTGGTTCTTGGTGAGGAACGCTGGAAGGGCTTGCTAACGCTGGAAAAGCTCCAGCAAATCGGTCCCATAGGCACCAAAACCAAGGGCTACTACGAGCAGATTCGCGGTTTTTGGAGTCCTGCTGGTGATCTGGATTCCATCTACACCGAGACGGAAATTGTGAAGTATGGGGCTGATCGTCCTTGCGCCACATGGGTTGAGCCTCCTGTCATTGTTGCTGCGCTTGACCCCGGATTCGTGCATGGAGGTGACCGTGCTGCTTTGGCTATTGGAAAATCAGGCATCGCTGTCAATGTGGACACTCAGACGAAACAGAAAGTGTTTGAGCTTACCCACCTGTATGTGCTGGATGAAGACATCACGAACAAGAGTATTTCCAAAGTTGAATGGGTGGTCCAACTTACCAAAGAAAAGCTGCGAGAGCATAAAGTGGATGTGCGGAACTTTGCCATTGACGCAACGGGTGGTGGTGAACCGTTTGGAGCGTTGATTGCACGCGAAATTGGCCTTGGCTTCATCAACATCAAGTTCTCTGGCAGAGGCTCGGATATGCCAGTTTCTCGAAACGATAATCGCAAAGGGTGTGACCGATTCTTCAACATGGCTTCTGAGCTTTGGTATGTAGGCCGAGAACTTGTCCGCACAGGGCAGCTCAAAGGGCTTAAACCAGACGTGGTGGCCGAATTGGTTTCACGAACGTATCAGGAAAAAGCTGGCGTGGTTCAAATCGAGTCGAAGAAAGACATGCGATTGCGAACCAAGAAATCTCCGGACTTGGCGGACGCAGCCCTTATGTGCCTACACGTTGCGCGTGTTCGACACAACCTTTCATCAAACGAGAAAGCCGCAGTCGTGCTTCGACAGCGCCCCGGCAACAGCGAATTTAGCTTGAGCTTCTTGACTCAGAAACCTACTCAATCCACTTTACCTCAAAGCCGACTCATCACATTTGGTGGTGGGTGGGCGAATCAGATATGAAAATCAGTCTTTTGCACGCCACTCGTCGTCCTGAAGTTGCCAAAAAATGCCAGCAGCTATGGCTTGGACGTGCGGACAACTCAGCCAACATTGAAATAATCACCTGCGTTGACCATGATGACGAAGCTGGCAAGGCTGCGTTTCCTGATGCGGTAATCTCCAATGAGAACACCGTTGTAGCGGCATGGAACAAAGCTGCTGAAGAAGCGACTGGTGATGTGCTGGTTGCTTTAGATGATGATTGGCAACCCGCTCATGCTTGGGATCAGATCATTGAGTCCTACATGAGCAATGGGGCAGACATCCTGCACGTTGGCGACAAGCATCGAAAAGATGAACTGATTTGCCATCCCATCATGTCTAAGCGTTTCTATGAAGCAATGGGCTATCTGTGGCACCCGTCCTTCAAGTCGGTCTATTGCGACAACTGGTTCACTGAAGTTGCAAAACGATGGGGCTATGTAGATGCCACAAAAGGAGGTAAGGTTGACCTTGGTTTTCTCCATGCTAATCCCTCGCAAGGTTATGGCGAAGAAGATGATGTGGCTCGCAAGTCGAACTCCAAGGAACGCTATGAGCATGGGGCTACGACTTTGGGACGCTTGCAAAGCCAGACCATTTTGGCTTTTACCTGCGCTGATCGTCCGCAGTATCTCAAACCTACGCTGGATAGCTGGCTTAAAACCAACTTGTCGCTTTTGTCATCGGTTCACTTCTTTATTGAGCCTACGGACAAGAGGCATGAATGCGTGGCTGTCATTGACGAGTTTGCGGCTAAGTCGCCGGTTCCTGTCATCAAGCATTTCAACAAAGAAAAGCTAGGTGTTCTACGCAATCCTTGGCACTTGTTTGACCACTGCTTCCGCATCGAGGGCGCAATCTTTACCATTCTTGGCGAGGACGACTTTCTTGTTTCGCCAGACATCCTCGACTTTCTTTGGGGAACAAGCCGTTGGAACCTGCATGGCGACGAGAAAACAATGGCGATCTGCGCTAAGTGGGTAGGCGATAAGGCCGACAAGAATCCCGCGACATGGCATCGAGTCACCGAGTTCACTGGCAACATCTGGGGAACATGGCCCCATGTGTGGAACAAATATCTCAAAGACACTTGGGACTTTGACTATTCAAGTGGGAAAGAGGACGAATCTCCCGCAGGCTGGGACTGGAATCTCCAGCTTCGGGTTATGCCAAAGAACGACCTGCATTGCATCGTTCCAACAGCCTCAAGGTCTAAGCACATTGGCATTGAAGGAATCCATTGCACCGAGGAAGTCTTTGAGGATACCGTGGCGTGGAACTTTGTGGAACATAAGTATGATGGCAATTACCTGTCCGTTGAGGATGCAGTAAAACCAATCAAAGTGAACATTGATTTGCCCTCCGTGGTGGTATCCAGCAGCGGCGATTTAGGTGACTGCGTTGTGTCTTTAGCACCCCTTGTTTATCGAGGCAATCCTACCATTTACCATCTTTGGGACGATGGTATGACCAAAGGCATTGTAGCCCGTGAGAAGTTCATCCGCCCCTTCCTTGAAAGCCAGCCTATCATCAAGGCTGTCCGCATCGGAAGGCCAAACGAATGTGATTGGCGTTCAGAGGATTTCCGCCACCGTAGTTTGCATGACGGATTCTCCAACTTGGCCGAAGTCCATGCCCGACACGCCAAATTGGTTGGATTCTTAGCAGACGTTCCGAGGTTTGATCGTCCTTGGCTGACGCTTTTTGACGTAAAATCCCACGGCAGAATCGTGGTCAATCGCAGCCCTCGTTACCACAATGACAAGTTCCCTTGGGCCAAGATCGTCAAGCACTACGGCAAACGCCTTGTTTTTGTGGGTCTGGATGAAGAATACGAGGCATTCAGCCACTTTGGGGAGATTGAGCGTGTCAGGGTCAAAGACATGCTGGAATTGGCCCATCTGATTGCTGGCAGCAGCTTGTTCATTGGTAACCAGTCTGTGTCCATGACGATTGCGGAAGGGCTGAAACACCCTCGAATCCAAGAGGCTTGCCTATGGTTGCCAGACTGCATTTACCCCGGTGTGAACGGTCAATACATCGGCACAGGGGCAGTTAATCTGCCCTCCATTGACGGTTCTGGTGAAGCCTGTATCAAGGCAGAAATAGTCATGCCAGAAGGCTTGGAGACACCTCCCGGTGGCTGGCAGTATCACGGTTTGCCCAAAAACTTGATGCACCCCAATGCAGCTATTTCGATGATTCGGCAGCAAAAACCCGAACTAAGCAATGCCGAGGCCAAGCAGTTACTCATGGAGTTCAACGCTGAACGGGTTCCTGAGTTCTTTGATAAAAGTCATCTTGACAGTTCCTACGCTAAGTTTAGGCTTGCTATGCTCAACGCTGGGCATCCCACTACATGAACATTGTTTTACCTGTTACCATCCACGATTCTGAACGCTTCAAGCTCCGCAACGATCTACTCATCCAGTTTGGCGGACTCCTTGACCACACGGCCACCATTATTTACGCTCCAAACGTAAAAAAGGTCGCCCAAGAGGAATACGACCGTTTGCTAAACACCTTTGGCAAGGTGGACATTGCTCAAGTTACCACAGATTTGACTGACCCTAACTCCGTGGTGAACCAGAACATTTGCTTCTACCATGCGGTGATGAATCTGGCTCGGCTAAAGAATGAGCAGCCTTGGATTTACCTTGAGGCTGATGCTGCCCCGACTTGCAAAGATTGGGCGAATCGGCTGCAAAATGCTTACCGTGCTTCTGGCTCAACTTACTTTGGCAACATCGTCCAGTTGCCTATGATTATCAATGGTCAGCTTGAGCTTGAGACGGGCGAAGAAATGATGATGGGAGTCGGTGTTTATCCGCCTAACATGACCGATCTGGACAATGGCATCCGCTCCTTGGTGATTGACCTTGGTAAGCAGGTTGGCAATCCAGCATTGCCGTTTGACGTGTATCTCCGTGGGGAACAGCGCATGGCAGGATGGGCAAATACAGACCTTATTGCCGACCAGTGGAATACCCACAAATACCGCGCTGTTGACGGTGGTTTTGAATGCGAGGCTGTCCCGATTGAGCGTCAAGTCCGCAATCGCGGAGGCTTCGTGTCCTCCAAAGCCCTCATCATCCACGGTTGCAAGGATAAGAGCCTTTATCAGCTTCTCAAAGGCGGCAACGCATCTGACACGAAAACCGCGCCAGAACGTGTCAAAACGCCTGAAAAGACCCAAGAAAAGGTTACTAGCGATTTGACCGAAGAAGAACTAGAGATTCAAGCCCAAGTTGAAGCTCGCTTGAATGCTGGCTCGCTTCGGCTGAACGTCTTTGCTGACGAACTTGGCAAACCCAAGGATGAAGTCACCGCCATCCTTTCCAAGATCGGATTCACTGTCCAAAAGCCTAGCGGATGGGTCAAGAAAGCCTGATTATGAAACTTTACACTTTTGCTAGGACTAGAAATGAATGCGGAGGTCACGGCGTTTACCGTGACGAACAGCATATCGAACGCTTCGGCCCTCATTTCCCGCCCGTTTTCCTCTCCGTTGAGTCTGCGAAGGCTTGGCAGGAAAAGATCACAAACCCACTCACCAACGAGGATTTGCTGGCCCAATTCCATTGGGCTGAATGCCAGATTGTCGAGCTTGAGCTTGTGCGAGGCACGTTCATTACCGAGGTGGAAAAAGCGGCCATTGCTTTTGTCAACGCCTTTACTGCTGAAAAAGAAGATGCCGCCGAAGTCGAAAAGACTGTCCACGCACTGATTGAAAAGATTAAATCGGCCAATCTTTCATTTCTATGAAAGCATTGAAATACCTTCAAAAAAAAGAATGGAGCATGGGGAACGGGCAATGCCCAGAATGTTTTGGTATGCCTAAAAAATGGTTAGGTCATCCATGTTGCATGGATACTGACCAAATTGGTCACAAACCTGATTGTGAAATAGGACTCGCAATTCGAGAGCTTGGCAGAGATACTTTGTTTCTACGCGAAGTTCATCCCAAAATAGAGCTGGAGTATTTCATTGACTCCGATGGTCAAGAAAAGACTCGGCCAAAGACTAAGGATGGATGTCCGATTTTGAAGGAAAAGAACGCCCAAGGTGAGGCACAGCCTCCCGCAACAACACTATGAATACACCAAAAATTGAAACGGGAGGCTGTTGTCCTCCATCGTCTTGTTCGGCATTCTTGTGGGATGCCCAAGTGCGACAAGACGGCAAGTGGGTGTCGATCTATGGCCCGTTTGAGGACATTGAAGACGCCGAGGACGTAGTAGATGAAGGGATCAAACGCGCCACGACATCAACCGCTTTCCGCATTATTCCTTTGCCGAACGACCCACATCAGGCGACGGCGAGCAATGGACGCCCGCAGACATGACAGATGAGCTACGAGCCGTTGCCTGCATGTGATGGTTCTCCGACGATTTACCCCAGACACACGAAACTATGGAC